ATACAGAACTTATACCTTGATATCTTTGGCCGGCGGCATTTCCAACAGCTACTGATGACGGTCCTTGATACATCATGCCTGCGGTTGAACCAAATGCCACAGCATCAGTACCTTGGCCTATATTTCCTGCAAAAGCACCAATTGCTATACTTCCGGTATTTTGTAAATAATTTCCAGCAGTCCATCCTAATGCAATTGTTAACGGACCTTGATTAAATTGACCCGCATCTTCACCGATAGCAATTGATTGATCTCCTTGATATAAAAGAGCACTATTTTTTCCAATAGAAATACTACGGCTACCTTGATATTGCGAGCCCGATCGAAATCCTATAGCAATTGCTTCATCTTGTTGAGAAATTCTTCCTGCAGATAGTCCAATTGCAATAGATGCAGTATTGGCAGAGGCAGTAAACCCAGCAAATCTGCCAATTTTTATGTTGCCACCTTGAATTGACAGCAATGTAGTTGTACTAAGTGAATTTGTTCCTATTACGTAAAAATTATCTGTATTTGTACTGCTTAACGTAATTCCTCCTAATCCAGGAACACCGGGGTCATGCAAAGGACTAAGATTGACAGATAAAAATGTGACGCTACTAGTAGTGTCTAAATTTTGATCAGCACCTGGACCTCGACTACCTATAAATCCCCGCACACCCTGTGTACCAGTGCTACCTGTATAACCTGCTCCTTGACTTCCTGTATATCCAATAATTCGACCTACAGGAATCCAGGAAACGCCCTCCCATATATTTAAATATCCATTATCTAGTGTTAGATATCCATCACCTATATGTCCTGTATAACTAGTTGGATAACCTGGTAAATCTACAAGTGTTGGCGAACTACCTAGAATTGTTACACTAGTACCGTCTGTTCCTTTGCTACCAGTATAACCAGTAATACCTTGTGTGCCTGTTGAACCAGTAAAACCAACCTCACCTTGTGTACCTGTTGAACCAGTAAAACCAACCTCACCTTGTGTACCTGTGCTACCAGTATACCCAACAGAACCCCAATATCCGCTACTACCAGTAAACCCGGTTCCACCTTGAGTACCAGTTGAACCTGTATAACCATCACCCCGACTACCGGTGAATCCAAACTCACCTTGAGTACCAGTTGATCCCGTAAATCCAGCACCTCGACTACCGGTAAATCCAAACTCACCTTGTGTACCAGTTGATCCAGTGTAACCTACTGAACCACAATATCCGCTACTACCTGTAAAGCCGGCACCTCGACTACCAGTAAATCCACGAAATCCTTGGCTCCCAACGTACCCTGCCGCAGGAATTGCTGGACTAGTATCTATCCATGAATCATCATAATAAATGTAAGTTCTTCCACCAAAGTCATCATACCACAACATTCCAATCTCTGGATATTGAGGTGGTACCGCGCTAATTTTAACTAATGATGTTGCTGTGGTAAAACTGCTTAGTGTACTAAGGTATGATGTTAATTCTAAAAAATTAATATTGACTTTGTTAAACGCAGAACGTATACTATCACCATCTCTCGAGTTGGCGCCCGACCCTGTGTTTATAATTTGAATAGTCATTGCTAGATCCTTGTTAATTTTAAATCTATAATGCTATTTAGTTTGGATTTTTATAATCCGAATGTAAATAAGTTATGATCATTGAAACTAAAAAAATTACTTTACATTACCAAAGATATAGTAAACTAAAAAAGTCACACCCTTATAGTAGATCTAAAACTGTTGTCGTTATTCAATGCGACTGCTGTCAATCCTTGTTTGAACGAGAAAAAGGAACTATGGATCATAGGCGTCTTAACAATGATTACTTTCATGTTTGTAGCAATTGTGATCCAAAACGATTTGCTCAACAAAAAGGTGTCGAACGTAGAAAGATTTGGAATTTACCAGTAAGCAGTGATATAAAAATTTAGGTTGCTTGTTTGGTATAATAATGTTATAATAGTACTGTTTTATTACAATAAATATTGTTATCATGACTTGCCTAATTTTAAATGCTGACGCAGCACCAATTTCTGTACTTCCACTGAGCGTAATTCCGTGGGAAGAATCCATACGATACCTAGTATCGGATAAGGCCACGGTTCTAGAATGGTATGACGACTGGATTGTACATAGTGCAACTTGGGAAACCCGAGTACCCGCTGTTATGATCTTAAAGGAATACCAAAAGAAGAAAACTTCTGTGCGTTTTAGCAAACAGAATGTATTCCTGCGTGACTTGTTCAAATGCCAATACTGTGGAGTTGATGTAACTGGCAAGACTGCAACGTTGGATCATGTATTGCCAACTAGTCACGGTGGTAAGACTACTTACGAGAACTGTGTCTGTAGTTGTGCCAAATGTAATGCTAGTAAGGGTAATGACAAACGTATTGTTCCAAAAGTTAAGCCATTCAAGCCTACATACTTCCAATTAGTAGATAAGCGGAAGAAGATGAAGTTTGATCTGCGTCACCCAAGTTGGGCGGCATACTTAGAATAAAGAATAGCACCTTAGGGTGCTATTTTTTTATCTCTCACGATAAGTTATTCTACATTTTGATAGATCATACGGACTCATTTCAATTTTAACACGATCACCTGCTAAAATTTGAATCTTGTTCTGACGCATCTTGCCCGAGATGTGTCCTAATACCACTGGCCCTTGGGCCATTTTTACCCTAAACATTGCGTTAGGTAATACTTCCTCTACCACTCCGTCAGAAGTGATTAAATCTTCTTTAGCCACGATTAAACTTTCTCTCCTTTTAAACCTTTAATTACCAATTCTTTGGCACGTTTGTCTAATGCCTTGTCTTCAGCATCTTGTATACGCTGAGTCATTTCAAGTGTGTGTTCCATTAATACTGCCATACCTTTTTCAGTCCAGGTACTATATTTGGAACCAACAGGACTTCGATGATAATAATCTCTATTATTCATTAGTTCGTTGATACCACCATACATGATAGATTTTACTGCGTCTTTTTCCATATTAAATCTTCTCGCCAGCCATAAAACCACGGAAACGGAGAAAGCGCGGAAAACGTAGGCTATAAGTACCGTCTTGATTTTGTGTAACAGCATCTGCTCTTACTTCCACAACTTGACCAGCAAGACTATCGCGGTTATTCCAAAACTCAGTTCGATCAGAGTCACTAAAACCGCTACCAACATTGACTCGTACATCCCTACCATCGTCGACGCCGGAACAAACAAGAGCTCCCAATCGTCCCACATTCTTACCAGTGCCCTCTTCAACATTTGTGACCTCCAAACTTACTTCAATAAATGGTTTCATTTTGAGCCAACTAGTGCTCCGCTTGCATTGGTAAGGTGCGCCGACATCTTTAATCATAATACCTTCAAAGCCTGCTTCAATAGCATCTTTGTTGTATTGCTTAAATTCTAATTCACCAACATAACTATCTAAATCAATTTCTATTTGTGGAATGATATCAATACTATCAACTTTATCAAACACAGCCTTCATTGTGCGTAATAGATTACTACGACGTTTTTGACCTAACATGCTCTCACCGCGCTGAAACTCGCTAAGTGGTATAATATCAAACAACATCAAACGAGCATCTTGACTTTGAACATCACTTTTACGATGTACTTGTTTCATTAATTCTTGGAAACTGCTACTAATCATTTCTCCATCAAGGACCATACTACGGTCAAACATATCAATGTTTGCTTCAATTGCTTTGCTGATATGTCCAAAATTTTCTAAAATTGTACCATTACGGCTATACATTACTGCTGTCTTATTTTCAGCATTGATTACGGTAATTACACGCACACCGTCTAGTTTAGGTTCTAGTAGTTTCTTACCTGTAATCTTCTTTTCATGATTAGCACCATCGTGCGCTAACATACATTCAAACACAGGAACAGATTTAATTTCAGAGAATGTCTTGAGTACTTTGTTTACAGTTTTTTCACTTAGGCCACAACGTAGGTCTTTAATAAGAATACGACGATACCAATCATTCCATTGTTTTTGTGTACTTGTAGATAATGCTAGTTCAATTGCATCTCGAGCATCATGCCCGGTAAGTTGTCTAGTGGCTAGCAAATGTGCTAATTCTTTAAACGCAATCCAAGGTAACCCTTGCCCATCAGGGCCGCCATGTGTAGGTATTTTCTTTACACCGAAGGTATAGAGACTGTCTAAGGCCATACGCATACCTTCAAACAATTCCTGATTATCACTTTTGGCTTCTGCTTCCAAAATGCCTTCTTTGTTAAGGCGGCTAGGATGGTCTTCTAAAATTCGAATAATACTATCGCAATTGCTCATAGTTCCTCTGTGATATTTGCTATAATATAGTAATTATACTGGATTTTACCACATGTGTCAAGTGAAATTTTAAAATTCATTGATGTTTTCTGACAAATGGTTTTAATAAAGAGTATAAAAATCTATCTTTATTAAACTTTTGGCCGGGCGGCATACCTATCCTACTTCTTCTTATATCAATTAAAAATATTAATCTATGTTCATTACTTAGGTTATGAGCACTATGGGCTAGTTGATTATCAAATGCAAATATGTCGCTCCAATCAACTTCTTCACCATTTACTTCGAGAAATATATCACCTTCTGGAATTATTAGAGGTATGTGTATTCTTATGAATTCACCACTTTGATTTTCTGGACCGACATGTCTATGCAATATAGTTTGAGGTGCTATATAAGAATAATTAGCAATAGGACAATCATCACCAAACTCTTCTACTAATTTATATGCTGTAGGATATTTTTTTCTGTAAGACAAATCACAAAAATAATCAATACCGGCTGTTGGATGCTGATATTTGAATCCTACATTTTTCCAACCCTTAACATTTGAGACTGATTCAGTTTTGTTTGTTTTTGTTCTAATTAGTTCATGAGTATTATCAATTTTTTGATCGTCAGTGGAAAACTCTGATCTATTTTCTAAGGTATTAATACCTTCTGCGTTAATTGCTTCTTCTAAAGAATTATATCCTTTTAAAAATTCTGTTGTTAATGTTTCTTTAAAATTCATTAAATAGTCAGCAATTGGTATTTCGTGTCTACGGTATATACCTTGTGGAATATTATCTGTGATTGGATCATAATTTGGATCTAATTCTCCGAGTGCTTCTGTAAAATAATTTTGTAATAAAGGAGTTAGTTGATCATCTTTCATTTTTTTAATTTCCTCACATCGAGATTACATGATGAATTAATATCTTTAAATAAGTACTTTGTAACTTTTAATAGATGTTCGTCAATATGATCTGTGTGCATACGAATATTTATAAATAAAATATAGGACTATAACTATTGTGACTTACTGGTCTAGAGAAAACACAAAAGAATGGATTGCTCAATTACAGGATCGACTTGAAGATATAGCACACTATCTTGAAATAACAGAAAGATGGTGCAATGAAAACGAAGTTGATGACGACAGAGTAGTTTTTATGTGCATGTTTTTAACCTGCATATGGGTAAGCCAACTACGTGATGAAGATATCACATATATTGAACTTATGGAAATGCTAGGTATAGAAGACTCGGAATCGGGTGCTGAAAAATTCTATGAGTTAGACGATAGATATATAAATCTTACTCACATTGAATTACTAAAAGAAGCCGTAGAAACCTTTAATCCAGACGATTAAACAGAAAAACTAGATCCACATCCGCATGTGCTTTGAGCATTAGGATTTTTAATTATAAAATTAGATCCCATATCCTCTTCTTTATAATCTATTTCAGCACCTTGTAGATATTGCATACTCATGGCATCTATCAATATAGTCATACCGGGTTTTTTAATTACAAAATCATCTTCATTTTGTATTTCATCAAGTGTAAATCCATAACTGAATCCACTGCATCCGCCACCCTGTACAAAAGTACGTAACATCAATTGAGGATTGTTTTCTTCAGCAAGTATGTCTGCAATTTTAAGTATTGCCGAATCAGTAACTTCAATTTGGTTCATGTTTACTCCTATAATCTTCAACGGCTGCTTTTATAGCATCTTCTGCAAGTATGCTACAATGTATTTTAACCGGTGGGAGGGCAAGTTCTTCAGCAATTCTTGAATTAGTAATCGTTCCCGCTTGGTCAAGCGTTTTTCCCTTGACCCATTCTGTGACAAGGCTGGAGCTGGCAATCGCTGATCCGCATCCGTATGTTTTAAATCTCGCATCTGTGATGATCCCATCTTTTACTTTTATTTGTAATCGCATTACATCTCCACATGCAGGGGCTCCAACCATACCAGTACCTATAGTATCATCTATATCAAACTTACCTACATTGCGAGGGTTTTCATAATGATCAATTACACTATTTGAATATGCCATATTAAATCCTAAAACTTTCTCCGCATCCACATCGATCACGTTCTTGTGGGTTGTTAAAGTCAAAGCCTTCGTTGAGACCTTGTCTTTTCCAGTCTATTTCAAGACCGTTTAGGTAAACCGAATCTCTCCCATTTACCCAAACTGTTACACCGTGGCTATCATACTTAAACCAATCACGAGTAACTGGTGCATGGTCTATATATTCTAACACATAGGCTAGTCCTGAGCAACCTGTAGTTCGAACGCCAACACTAAGTCCTATTCCCTTGCCACGTTTGATTAATTGTTGCTTGACTTTGCTTGATGCTTGTTCAGTTAATGTGATCATTTGCCAAATTTTTCCCAACTTGACTGATTAATCAAATGATCTGCCCATTTTTTATGTCCAAGTCTCGAGGGATGGTTGTTGTGTAATTGTGTAGGTACTATTTTTCCCTGTATATAATTTACAGACATTTCAACTAACTTTAATTGCTCCATTGCCCATTCATCAGACATTATAATGTTTCTTAAATTTGGACCATGTTCTAAATCTTTTGCAACAGTCCATGTATTAGGACTTTTTAAATTATTAACATTATCTAGTTTTGCACTATATTCAATCCAGGTGTCGGGAATAATTCTAAAATTTCTTGGAATCATGCTAGTGGAGACTCTTGTTAAATTTCTAAATAATGTAGCATCTACTGCTATTTTATCTTTTGCATAATCAATTATCGAATCAACTATGTTAAAAAAAACATTATCATATTCACACAACCAATCTTTAAATTCTCTTCTAGGTGTTAGATTTATTATTGATTTTAGAGGATGTTTGTCTCCCCAATTTAAATGATCAGGTCCTATAAATTCTCTACTATCATCGGTCATTTGGCAACATACTAAATGTTGATCGTAAATATTTAAATCAATTGCATATTTTACTAAACGTTCCAATTCAAGCGTAATGTAGGCATTGCTGCAACCTGCCCTAGCATATTGCAGTACATCAATGCCTAACATATTTCCAATTTGAGGTCCCCAACAATATTCTAATTGTGTAAACAAATTATAACTGGTACCACCAGCAATACCAGGTAAAGATTCACCGTACGTCCAAGACTCGCCTGCAACAATTAAAAGAGTTTTACTACCGGATTTAATGTGCAATTCTGTAAATGGTGGCCTGTAATTGAACCATGGTGGATTAATATTATCATCATTTAACCATAATTCACATCTTCTATAATTTTCTGGTAAAGAATAATTATATTTAAACCATTTCATAATTTATTTGCCGTCGTAATCTTTAACAGGTCCACCGTGGATGGTACTTTTAGATTTTTTACCTTTAAGTTTAACTCCGGATCCTGCTTTTCCTTGCTTACCTGTTCCCGCTGTATGATCACTATCATGTTTCAATAAACCGTGACTTACACATTGTGAATAACGCACATTGCTCAAACGTGCCTGTCCAATTGAGCATTGACTAGCAGTAGGGGCTGCTATTGTTTTTTCAGTAAGTAGTTCTAATATTCGCATCAAGTATTTATTACTTAAAAAGAATCAATCCCATAATCAAAGTTTGAGCAGCAAATCCCATACAGATGGTAGCAATATATAAGAAGTTGCGCTCAATTAGACTTTTAAAGAACAATGTGATCAATCCTGCCCAAACAAATATCATTAAGTCCACAGGAGGTAGTTTATCACTCTGCGCCATTAGTACCGCCAATAGTGTAGGAATACTGGCAAAATGCAATAGAATAATAGTAATCCATCCTAAGGTATGGGCGCTGATTCTACCCAAATGCTCATGTAAAAAAACGTAGATATTATTAGGGATATGTCCAACTATGTTCAAAAATGCTGATTTCATTTTGTTTCCTTACTTGTAAAAAATATGATGTCCAATTTTAGCCACTTGCTCTTTATTCCAACGTGGATTTACATAATCCGCATGATAGTAAAGTGCATTTTTCAAACTAGGCAAACGATAGTCTTCTAGCAGAACCTTTTGGGCCGCAATCATGCTTTCATTATAGTTGGCACGGTTGGTAGGCCTAAATGATACTTCTCTATCGCATACCCAAGAGAATTGGCAAACAACCCGTTCGTAGAACAAGTTCTTTTGATAAATTACCTTGCAGACATCTCCAGGGAATTGGCTGCTGGCAACACGATTCATAGTCACTTGAGCCACAGCAACCTTACCTTCAAATGGTTCGCTGCCTGCTTCGTGATATATATTTTTAGCAAGACAACCTAATTGTCGTTCTCGCATTTCGGCAGTAACCTGTGATGTTTGGGTTACTCCAATTCGGGAAAATTTGTCTGTTACTGCCCAATTTAGCAGCATTATACTACCGAGCAATGCAACAATCATTAACGTGATGTTAACAATCTTAGCAGCCGATGTACCAGTCTGTTCCCTGTCTAGCGCAATAGTAGTCATATAGACCTCCTTTTCGTTAGCGGTTTAGTAGTTATCAATAATCAACTAGTATAAACTATTACTTTAATGATGTCAATCTATTTTATGCCAATTTGCATAAATCTGGTAAAACTCCAGTCGGGATAAGAAAATTTCAATTCGCCTTTATACAATAGATCATCTAATGGATAAGCGTGGCAGAAGTCATCTAACGATGTTGAATAAACAACATGATCAGTATGTGGCATATCATTGCCTTGTATTGCAATGTATGTACCTTTGGGTATATTGTTCCACCAATCCATTGTTTTGAAATGTTCAGTACTTGTATTAATTATTAAGTCTGGTGTATTTTTTTTAGGAATAAGTGCAGAACAATCCTCGGTATATGCTTTAAATTTCCAATTTTGATATACCCAATTTTCATTGATTATATCAGCAACTTCTTCGAATGAAGGATTTATATCGTAACTACGTATGTTTGATATATTGATATTACCTCTAGATTGCAGTAAAAATGCAGTTATACCATACCAGCCACCATAAATCCATATAGAATCTACTTTATCAAATAATAATTCTAACTGTTCACAAAGCCAAATCTTGCTACCAATCTGCCCACTGCTAAATGCATCTTTATCTATTTTCATTAGGTGACTACCGGAACATTATATTGAAGATAGAATTGATTAGCATCATCACTGGTGTTAACCATAGGTTTACCTTTTATGTTTAAACTAGTGTTGAGCAACATAGGACATCCCGTTTCTTGATACCAATTCTCTAACAACTTTCTAAATCCGGGACTATCCGTTTTACTTACAGTTTGTACTCTGCTAGTTCCATCCTTGTGTATAATAGCAGGGAACTCATCAGGTTTAGTGCAACGGGCAACAAATTGCATATAAGGACTGGCGGTAATGCCCTTAGGCATCTCAAAATATTCATGTACGTGTTCTTCTAATATAGCAGGTGCAAATGGCCTAAACTGCTGTCTACGTTTAATAGCATTAACTATATCTTTAATTGTTGAACCTCTCGGATCAGCAAGTAAACTACGATGTCCTAATGCTCTAGGCCCATATTCTGCACGTCCGCTTGCAACACCTACAATCTTATTCTTTTTTAGAATATCAATAGTTTCTTCCACTGGATATATTGTACCTATATCTGTACCAAGATATGCGCCAGGCCAATTGATATGTTCACCAAAGTAACCTGCTACTGCGCCAACTGCACTACCTGCATCACCAGGATTAGGCATTATCCATATATTATCCCAGTCACCTGTTATAGTACTATTAGCCACACAATTAAGAGCACACCCCCCCATAAGTATGAGATTGCTACTAGGTATATTTCTACGTGCCCAGGTACTGATGCCTTGTAACAATTCTGTATATATCTGTTGAGTTGCTGCTGCTATATCAAATGTGTCTTGTTCTTTAATTAAATCTATTCTCCATTCTAAGCATCCTTTATGTAGATTTTGTTTGAATGAGATTGAAGGACCGTTTATTGTTTTAAAGAAATCTTTGTATATATCTGCTTTAAGTCTATTTGAATCTCCATAAGCAGCCATACCCATTAATATATATTCTTCCTCATTGGGTTTTAAACCACAACGCTGTGTCATAGCACTAAACCAGAGGCCAACACTGTTAGGATATTCTTGTGTGTATATTTTCTTTAGGTCATTGCCCTGACCGTGCCATAACGTAAGAGTTTCAAACTCGCCTATGCTATCAATAACTACAACTGCTGCATCAGTAAATCCACTGGTATAATAGCCGGCGGCGGCATGGCTGTGATGATGTTTTCCAAAATGTATTTTTTGAGTAATATTGTATTTGGCAAGATAATCTTTTATATTATTCTCTTGTTCTTTATTCCCTTGTCCCGCTTTAAGTTGTCTTGCAGTTTTTAATAGAGGATCTTCATACCATACTATAAGATCAGGTTGTCCATGTTGACCGGCTTCTTCAATTATTCCAGGACATAGATCACCGTCGTTCTTTATACCACTGTATCTTTCACTATGAGCAGCGAACCGTAGATCTTTATCGTGCCACACACTAACTGCGGCATCGTGACTGTTAGCACTAATTCCCCAAACAATCATTTGTATATAAATGGATCACGATTACTAAGTTCTTTTAATTTTTCTTTTAGTTTAGAATTAATGTTATTTTTGGGTCGTGTATTACCATAATGAATAACAGTTATCCCTGTCATGTCACTTATAGTCCTCCAAGGATCTAATATAACACTACCTACTTCTATATTAAAATAAAATTGATTTGGTTTAATATTAACACCTGTACCTAAGTATGTTATAGCAGGATTATGTGCCATTAATATAACAGCAGCACCGCTTTTCCATACATCGTGTGTTAGCGGATCTGCATAAGACACTTCCATACCTTCTGATTGAATAAAATGTCCTACTAATTCGCTATAACTACCTATAGTGTATTCTACATAAGGTTTATATGCTCTCCCATGAATAACAATTGGAAGGTTATGCTCCTTTGCTAATCCTACTAATCTTTTTGCCATATTTTTGGCTTGTTGATCCCTACTGTGCATAATTGCATGAAATAAATCATAGCCCAAATCTAATCGTTCAGCCAAATATCTTAATGCAATATTATCTCTAGGATGGCAAGCACCTGCATCACCCATTCCTGCTGTTAAATATCTAGGACCGGTAATACGTTGAGTAGCAGCCTTTAATGCATCTGTAACAACATCTACATTAATATTACCATTCTTTTCAGCCACATCTTGTATCATATTAACTAAACCAATTTTAGCACTGATAAAAGTGTTGTAGAAAATTTTAATTGCTTCTGCTTCATCCCATGTTCCAATATTGATTGTAGGAGAATTTTTCATTAGGGGGGCATAAAAATCAATTAATAATTTTGCATCACCTGTCTTTGATCCATCGTCTGTTCCTATGATTAAACATTCAGGATTGACCATATCCCATTTTACACTACCCATTGCAATAAGATAAGGATTATAAATGAAACGTGCATTAGTAATACACGGACGTAAGTGTGATCTTACTGTGCCTGGAAGAACTGTACTAATTAATACCACTAGTTGATTTTTATTAACATATTGATTAATTTCAGTTAATACATTTTGAACAATACTATAATCAAAATCCATAGGTGACATATCTGCAATAGGAGTGCTGCCGCTATACTGTGGATCGTGAGGAGTTGGTACTGCTACAAAAATAATATCACGGCCTAACACTGCATCTTCTATTGATTTTTTAACTGATACAAGAAATGTAGGGTCTACTAAAGAAATATCATATCCCGATACCTCGTAGTGTTCTGCCATTACTTCAGCACAAGGCAATCCTAATTTGCCTAGTCCTATCATTGAAACTTTTGTTTTCATATTTTTGTTATCCTTTCCACAAAATCATAATGATGAAAATCGTATTTTTTTACAATATCAGGTACTTTATTAGTTGTTGCTAGTTCAAGTGCATGTTTTGCATTATAATTAATTTTATCTTGCAAATCACTATATACTTTATTAAAATTGCCTTTTGATATTAAATTTTTTGCTTGTTGTATTACTGCTTCACATCTATCGTTATCATCGATAATACTATCAAAACTATAGTCAAACAACTCATCATATAATTGAAATCCTAAATTTTTTAATCCTTTATGGAATCCATGCTTTGATTGAGCAATGAATAATTTTCTACCCAGTATAGCCATCCATGTTTTTTCTGAAACATACAAATTTCGAATACTGCATTCTGATATAACATGCAAAAAAGATTCATTCCACTGAGATGGCGGCGGATATGATGAAGGTTTAGTAACAAATTCATCTGATAAGATCATTTTATGTGGATTCCAATATTTCCATTCATGCGGGCATGTGTCTAAATCGTTATGCCATGATATAGCATTACCCTCAATTAAATCATATTTTGCTAACATATCCATCATATGGCATCTATGTCTATGAGGACGATTGTTTAACGATATAATAGGATAAGAAAAATTAGAATTAGGAGGGGTTAACACCAAGTTATTAGACAGCATTGACTGATAAGTAAATGATAGATAATAAGTTGGCCATAAATGAACATTAATATTATGTTCAGGAAAATGATATCGATTAAGATACCAATCTATTTCAAAAGTTCCAAATAGATAATTTACTTCTATATTATTTTCTATAAAAATACTTTTATATGGCTCGCTGTTATTATCTGACCAAGCCAAAAAAACTTCATGTTCTTCTGCAGCCCATATGTTGATAACATCAGGCTTATGTGTTTTTATATCTTTTAATATATTATCAAATATACTTTCAGACCAAATGTGATAATTAATTACTTTTTTGTTATACATGCTTTACCAAAATTCCTTCGTCTACTAAAATAAATGTTTTCTAAAAATCGTTCAATTGTTATATTTTTATCTTCAAAAAATTCAAATGCATACGTAGTGGGAATAACTAATTCTGTGTCTTCTTGTACATACCCCAAAAAATCATAGTCAAAAGATAAATCCATCGGGTAATGATCAATCTTATCATAGTCAATAACAAAAAACTTTTGAAATTTAATTAACTGATCTGCTAATTCTAAATCTAAGTTAAATGATTCTTTTACAAATTTTTCAACTATTCTAAATACTGTATCATATTTTCTATCGGCATGCAAGTTTAATGTTGCACGATGTACAATATTCCAACCGTGTACTTCGATGTTACTAATATTAGGATGGTTGATGCGACCATCTGTCATCCAATTTTTGTAATACATTCTTACTTCATCACGTTCTTTAATAAACCAAAGATCTAATTTTAAATAATCATACAATTTATCATAAAACTCTTCATAACTTATACCTTTTTGTTTATTTAAAAATCTACTTATATATGTTGTGAGTCCATTTATATGAAATGTATTGATGTACCAAGAAAACATGTGACTATCCAGCATATCTTCAAAAGGCAAATCTTTTGTAGCAATGACTACTTCTACTGATTCTTGTAGTTCATCATAATTATAACTACCGCTCATATAATCGTACACAGGCACACTTTTTATTCCGTAGAGTTTTCTTTGAAGTAAATTCATTTCTGCATTTTCTAACATCTGTGCTTGTAATATGGTTACACCTGTGTGATTGCCCGCATCAAACAACTTCCAAAAGTTTTGTTGCCAACTGTTTTTGGTTTCGCCAGGCAACCCTAGTATAACTTCGGTATAGACTGGCACATTATGTTTGTCACATAATTTAAATATATCTGAAATTTTATGTTGATCTAAGTTTTTACGTTTAATGTTTTCTAATACATCTAGATCCATACTTTGAACACTAACGGTTAGACCTTGATTGAATTTAGGACTTTTAATTAATTTGAATACAATATCAAATACTTCTGCTTTTTGATTTTTTGCCCAGGCTACACTAAATGTATATGGGTAACCGTATTTTGCCTGCACTTCTAATAACTTATCTGCAATGGCATTATCCCTATCAATAAACATGCCAAAGTTAGCATCGGTTATACTAACAAATCCGCATTTGTTTTTACCTATCCATTCTAATTCATCAAAGACACGTTGCATGTCAAACTTCTTAACTTTATTATATGTAAGGCTTCCCCAATCACAAAATGTACAAGCATATGGACATCCCCTATTTGTTTCTAATGTAGCATTCCATTCTACACCTGTAGTATCTGCTATTAAGTTATCAAATACTCCTGTTAAGTAAGGACTAGGAATATCTTCTAATGCGTTTATTCTTTCAGAATTACCCGTATCATATGCTTTGCCATTTTTGTTAATGACAAGACCTGTAACATTTTCAAATGGAGTTCCATCTGCTAGATGTTCTAGTAGATTTTTGAAGGTAATTTCTCCTTCTCCTTTTACTACAACATCAATAAAAGGATAACGTTTAAACATATCACGTTTAGTTATAGGAAGTTCTGGACCGCCAAATATAATAAAACAATTAGGATTATTTTCTTTTAACCGCTTGGCTAGTGTATAATTGTAATTTTTATTCCATATGTATGTACTGAACGCAAATATTTCGCTGTTCTTTAATGAATCTAATGTTTTTTCAAGATCACTCCGCAGCCATATTAATTTGTCTAATTTAAAATTTTTGTTTACTTTAGGAAACGTTTGAACATAACTCCATAATACGCCCACGCTATAGGGCAGATAGTGAGCATTAAACTCTTTCGGTCCTTGCTGAAAATTTGGTTGTATAAGACTAATCAATTTAAGAGACATAATATAATAATTTTTTTAGATCACTATTAAAATAACAATGCTCTGTGGTATATTTTACCATACGATTGTGATTATGATCAAGCACTGGTTTCATCTCTTCTAACATTATTTCCCAATCTTCAAATGATATTGCACTCAATCTTGCTACCTCTTTTATTATTTTTTCCAAACGTCTTCTGTCATTAGTTTCTAAATCATAACTTTCGTCAAACCAGCGTTCAAAAGTTAAAAATCCCATACTTTTAAGATGTTCCAGCGCACCTGATAAATTATATATGATAAAAGGGTGACGAGCAAGTATAGGCTTAACTTCTTTTTCGGTAAATCCCACAGATTTTTCCTGACGTTGTATTCCACATGTACTCGATACTAAACTAAAACAACTCTGTTGATAGAAATCCATTGGCAAAGAAGTTGTTCCAAATAAGTTAACTTTTAAATTAGACGAATCAACTCTTAACGGTACTTGGTCTCTAATGGTATCAAAACTTTCTTTAATATATCCCATATTAATTTCGTCTTTAGTTAGATAAAATATTTGATGATCTGCTAAAGGTAAATCATCTGGATACAGTCCTAAACTTACATAACCATGCTCCATTAAATTAGCAGATACAAGTGAAGATACTAATAGTATCCTATGATCATGTCCTCTACGATTCAAAGATAAAAACTTTTTCTCTTTTTTAAGAGTTTTGTTTTTATTATTGAAATAATCTATCTCATACCTCTGTACATCAGAGTGAAAACGCTTGTATACATGGTGAGTATATAAAATCCTAATTTGATTTTCTTTAGGAATATCATTTTCTTTAACAAAAATCCTATATTCTCTTTCTGCGTCAGCAGCACCTACCATATACATTATTTTATTAAAAGGGAAAGGGAATCCTTTCCCTGCCTTTTGATAAAGATTAATAAAAAATCGATTAGTTTGTGATTCACATTGGTGATTAAGTATTATATAAGCATTACCATATTTTATTTCATTTAATATTTCTGTACCTAATGATTCAAATACTTCGTTACAGGGATACCATTCCCATGCTTTAATATCAAGATTTATAATCCAGTTTTTGCTTTTGTCAATTTCATTTAAAGTTAGTAATTTTAAATCTACTCCTATTTCATTAAAATGCGGCCTTGCAAATTCTACCCAGAATGGTTCGTTTTTATCATTTACTGCTGTTCCATTATATATTTTTTCATCATATGTAATAGATGCTATATCTAATACTTGTAAAATTCTATTCATAATATGTTACGCCCAATCGACTGCTTAATTTTTTATCGTGTTTTGATGTGTCGTCACTAAAATCTTTATCAAAAATTAATTGATTATATTTTTTAACGTACTCTATTGTATGTTGTGAAAATTCTGTTTCAGGAAATATCAATTGCAAATATTCAAAATGCTCTAATGTGGTAGGATGATTATCTACAAAAAGATCGTCAGTCCAATTAACTTTATATTTGGGTCTAGGCAATCTAGTGTTCCAATCATTATTAAATAATACTTCAAGTACACTAGGTTTAATTTGAGATATAGTATCTTTGTGAAAATTTAAAAGATAGTCAATATCGTCCATCATATCTCCATCACTCTTTAAACTATTAAATGGAACAATAGACATTAATTCATATTCACAACCTATACTATTTAAAATATTTTTACAACCATAGACAAGATTTAAATCTCTCATTAAATATCCGTGATGACAAAATAAGTTTTTCATAAAATTTTCATCATATTCGCTTTGATGAAATAGGTTCCCAGGAGTTACCCAAGTTCCGCGACTACGCATAAATCTATCTTCTCTTGTTACATTTGAAAACATAACCATAATTAGATCGTCTTTATTCAATTTATATCTTATATTTGCCTCAATCAAAGATTGATATATAAAGAAATTTCCTGCGCCAGATTTCCCAAAGACAGTTGAATTTGGTATTTCTTGAGATATAATATTTGCCCAAGTTGGCCAGTGATAATCAGTAAAACTGCATCCAAATGCAAAGAATCTTTTATATTTTTTAAAATCTATTTTATTCATATACATATTACTTAGTTGGGTATATGTACCACTTTTGTAATTCAGGAAATGGTGGAGCATCCCAAAGTCCTGCCGCACATTTGTTAATTATATTCGAAGGTGCTCCATTTTCTTTCAATTCTGCATAACTGCTAAGTCTAGGACCTTTTGTTCGAGGTTGCATTAAACAAGCCTGCGGCCATTCCGGCCAAAAAACTTCAGGATCTTTCATCATTTCTTCAGGATAATTTACATCTCTTGTAGGAATACGTTTATATATAGTTAAACCCTTATCTGGAGTCAAAAACAACGGAATCTTTTGGCCGCCCCATACGTATGCCATATCATTTCCTTCTAGTAATATTTGCATACGTTGCATGTGATCAAGATATTCTCCATCCGGCCCTAATCCATTTGCACAAACTTGATCCCAGCCCCACTTAGGATGTTTTTTTACTCGATGTGCTGGTTGAAAATAACCATAGATATGTCCATAATGTTCACTTATCCAAAATTTCTCTTTTTCTTGCCAATCCAATAAAGATACATGAGATACTACTCCCTTGTACGTTTTGATAAATCCTAAACAGCCACCTTCGACTGCCTCATATTCTAAATCATCTGCAATTTGTATAAAAAGTTTATAATTTGGAACATCAAAGATCCAATTTAAAACTAGATGTGGTTTATCGCTACTCATATTAATCTTTCACTCCATGTTTTAGGTGTTTGGTTGTTTATTATCTCTAATGGAAAATTATAATCAAACTCTTTGATCCCGTGTTTTTTTATATATTCTACAGTATATTTAATTGCAGTTTTTAAATCTGTATTTGTTTTATAATTAAGCAACTGTCTTGCTTTATTTGAAGAACAAGTTGCATGTTTTACTTCACAGGGTCTATCAGGCATATATATTAAAGGTAATGTCATATTGCATTCTTCTGCAACTAGTTCTGCCATTTCTTTAATAGTAATTTCGCCTTCATCTGGACCAATATTAATCGTTTCAAATTTTATATTGGGATCAAGTGCTATTTTTTCTAAACATTGAATACAATCATCTATATAAGAAAAACAACGAGTTTGCAAGCCATCACCATAAACAATAGCAGGTTTGCCTTGTAAATTACGATTAATCATAATGCTTATTACATTTCTAAATGGATCATCATATCTTTGCCGTGGACCAACAATATTATGCGGAACTGCTACATTCCATTCCATTCCATGTGTAGAACATAATACTTTTAATGTATTCTCAACAGCAACTTTGGCAATGCCGTATGGATCAATACCTGTTGGCTGCATGTCTTCTGTGAATGGCCCTTGTTGATTACCATATCTAGCCATACTGCTACAAAATACAAATCGTTTTACATTAGATTGAATAGCGGCTGAAATTGTAGATATACTTGCTTCATATATATTACGAGTGATGAATGCAGGGCTGAATATACTTAAACCTTCATGAGCAGTGGCAGCGGTATGAATTACAATGTCACTGCTTTTCATTGCTTTAATCATTGATTGCATATCACAGCAATCAATTTTAAAAAATTCTGCATCTTTAGGGATATTATGCAAATAGCCCCCAACTAACGAATCATTTCCACTAACAGTATGGCCTAGTGAAAGCATTCTTTCTGCTAGATGACTTCCTAAGAATCCTGCAATTCCAGTAACAAATATTTTCATGCTATTCTTCTTTTTTTTATTTCTTTATATAAAACATCAGCAACTACCGATTGACCTTCAATAGTCCAATGCATACATGGTGTTATGTATCTTAATGGCATTTTCATAGTGTCTATTATTTTTTTATTTTGAAATTCAAAAAAATCATTAAATCTAGGATCGCCTTCTAATCTTATCAACATTTCCATAAAGGCAGGATCATCTTCTGGTTTTACAAAGTCATTCCAGTTAACTATATCTATATAAGCGTGATCATCATCTAACAATCTGGTTAATATTTCTTTATTCACACGATCATCGAATGCAGATCCAAACAAAAATTTATAATCTCGTGCTTTACATACATGTTGAGCCTCAGCAACATTCATTAAAAATTCGGTGGCTATTATTCTTTTTGAATACAACAAATTTTGATATGCTGTTTCTATGACAGAGATTTCACCTCGATTACTTTCAACAGGCCATATTGTTTGCCATTTTTGATGATTATAAAGCCCACCAGTTTCTTTACTTTTTTTAAGAAAATCAAACCTTTCAAGTCCTGTTGCCATTAATATTACTATAACATTTCCTAATTTTTTTGGTAAAGGATTTAAATATAATTCTTTTATTGTTCCCCGATTGCCTGTACCATTAATTCCTAAATTCCAAACTTTGTAATCAGGAAAATATTTGTTTCTTAGTTGTGCTGCCCAATTATTGTTATGTTGTTCTTTTCGAAAATAAGTTGCTGAGAGATTGAACTCATTTCCTTTTCCAATTCTAAGTGAATCTTCCCAAGATTGTAAACTGTAAGCCCCTACTCCTTGGGTAAAACTATCTCCTAAGGCAATAATAACATTATCGCCTGTATTGATAGTGTCTGCAAGATCATTAAACATGTGATTCCTTAAAATAGTTGTTATAGTATTTAATAACTTCCAAATGTTCGATAGATTTTGATGTGCCTATTGATAAGAATAGTTTGTGATTATGTTCTAATATCTCTTGCATAGATTCATACCATGCAACTTTATCTGAAATATTTTTTATTTGTTTTAATGATTTAATAATAGCAGCAAATCTATCTACATCTTCACAGTCATCATATGATTCGTCGATAAATCCATCAAATGTCTTATATCCAAGTTTTCTTAAATATTTCAGTGTACCTTTACTACCTAATATAATAAATGGTTGCATACATGCAATAGGTTTAAAAGTTTTTTCGCTAATAAAAACTGTATTTTCTTCTTTAAAAAATGATGACTCTGTTACTAAAGATACCCATGTATTTGCATAAACATCTTTTAATATTCTAGCGATGAGATCGCCGAACTTTTGAGTGTTAGGGTCTCCTGCTATCCAATTTTCTTTATCAGGTATTTTAAAAATTATATCAGATGGCAAATTATATTCTGTTACAGATAAATGACGTTTATGAAAAACTTCTAATAGAGATCCTATGCTTATTTTGCCATCATCTATTAAATTTTCATTTATTAAATGTAAAAAATTTATAATACGTTGTGTTCTAAACTTAAAATTAATACAATCGTATAGTGAAATGTTTTGAATGTTTTCTTTTTTATGAGATAATAATTCTGTAAATTTAATATCAAAATTATATATTTGATAATGTTTATAAACAGGCATTGACAGTGCTATGGAAGGAATAATTTTAAGTTTTTTTGAATTGCCAGCATTTATTTCATGCCACGTGTTGTAATCATCTGATGCTGCTTGATTTCCAGTTGCGTAAATAATTGCAGATGGATCAATTTGATATTTGCTACATTCCTCATGGAACCATTCCCACAACCAAGTTTTGTGATAGCCTTCCAATGATTGATCTATTAAGAATAAAGCCTTTTTGTTTTGTAGATCTTGTAGATATGTAGGATTAAGTAATTTAAAAACAGATGGCGGCCATTTTATTCTTTTACCTGCCCAATCATTAGGTGCATCTGCTACCCCTAACGAAATAATATAGTTTAACGGTACGTCAGATTCTACAGGAAAGGCTGCTCCCCTATCTAAATCCGTAGTATTATTCTCGTCATAAAAGAAAAAACTTTCAACCAAATGGGAAGATCTATATGTAGGGTTACCACCTGAGTTTTTTATAACATTGTATTTTAAGAAATTTGCTAGACGTCTCCCAAACAAGGCTTCAGATATTCGATCAGTTGGAGTACAATTAAAAGTTTCAAACTTGTAGTTAATAAAATTCATTATGTATGTATTTATTCGATAAATACCTCATGGAACATATATTTGCTAAAGTAATCGAAAATGATTATATTCGAGAAACCGGTACAACATTTACTAGATATTTAAACAGTAGATTTCCCACGTTGCTTTTAGAAGAGTTGGAAAATGTATCATACTTCAACATATTAATAGGTTATGGACAAAACTTAACGCCCGAGATTGATCTATTTCAATATTTTGATAAAGATACTATTGACAGACTAGCAAATGATAAAAATACTGTAATGTTTTTTGATAGAACATTTGAAGGATATAGTGAAGAGATAGAAATATTATCAAAGTCATTTGAAAGTAGTTGTAGAATATACAATATAAATCCAAAAAAAATATTTTTGTTAACAGGAAACCTAGAAACAGTTAAATTTAAAACAGATATTAACGTAACTCCTATATTTTTGTTAAGTATGATGTTTCAAAATATTAACGAGATGCATATATTTGATGCAGAAGATATAGTAACTTCAAAAAATTTATGTTATAAAAAATTTAAAAAATTAGTGCTTAGTTTGTCTAGAAGAAATCGAGAACATCGAGTTTGGGGACACTTTATGTTAAGCAGATCAGATATATTTGATGAATGTATTGTAAGTCAAGATAAACTTGATGATTTTCAACCTTCTCCGTTTTTATTAGAAAGATTGAACGTTACAATTGACGATTTTAATAATTTTAAAAAAAAACTACCATTCTTTGCAGATGGTGATACATTTCATATTAATAATCCAACTGGTCATTTATCAGATCTACACTTTTCAACGGCATTTAGTATTGTAAACGAAACACTGTGCGTAAATCAAAATGAAACTTCTTTGTTTTATTCTGAAAAAATATTAAAACCTATGTTTAATTTTCAGCCAATGATAATATGGGGACAAAAAGGAATTAACAAACGATTACCATTAATAGGATTTAAAACTTACGAATCATATTTTGATTTAAGTTTCGATGATGAACCAGATGACATTTTAAGATATCAAAAATTGTTAGTAAGTGCGTCTGATGTAGTAAGTTACTTAAAATCGCTAACTAGGGATCAACAGATAGAATGGAGATATAAAAACTCTGAACTACTGAGTTATAATCGAAATAGAGTGTTTAATGACGAATACTTGATTGTTCAAATATTAGAAATAATATTAAAAATAAAAAAATTAATTCAATAATTTAATAAAATTATTTTTGTAATTCTTGTTAGCAAGATGTTGATAGTTATACTCGCATATAGATTGAGCATATTCTATGAATTCTTTAAGTTGATCATTGTTTAATTTTGATAATCTTTCAACTTCATGTAATATCATTATTATTCTTTTGTAATCATCACACTCATTGTCATAATCTTCGTTAATAAATTCTCCAAACGTTTTATAACCTAAAGATTTAAAAAAATTAAGGCTACCTGGTGTAGATATTAATATAAAAGGATGCTTGTAATAAACAGATTTAAATATCTTTTCAGTAAGGAATCGCCCTTTTTCATAATGATCAAATGAAGTATAAAAATTAGTTTCACTTATTATACTAAAATAACTATTAGTGTAATACACATCAGAAGAAGTATCAGGAAGAAATTTATTATCTACTAATTCATCTGTATCTAAATACATTTCTGGGAGTTCTAATATTTTATCTTTATTTGTTTCTAATAAATGTGTTATGTTTGGGCATGTTTTGTTATATGGCAATGAATTAAATTTTATTAACTCTTCCCAAACGTTGTTCCAGTTTTTATTGTCATCACTATTAGCCAAACTAATATAACCTAAATCTAACAAATTCTTAGAAAACATCAAAGCAACAAATAACGGCCTATGTAATCTCCATCGACGATTAAAATTTAAAAATTTTTTATTATAATTTTTATTTTGTAGTTTGATATTTAAATTAGGTCTATAATCTATATATTCTCTTAATCGAGCCTCAAATATTGAAGACCAAATTGCTTTAATCTCTTGTCTATTATATGATGTAGACACATTTTTAATTTCTGATAATATATCTGCAGATCCGGAGACCAGTGTAATACATTCTTCTGGTATTTTTAAATGGTCTATTGCTATTTTATAAATTTGTTCTATTATAGAATGGAAGGACTCATTTGAATTTCCTAGTAACAAATTAAGTTTTTTACTTCTCAGCAAGTTTAATATAGATCCAGGGACTATCGTAGGTAATAGTTCTAATTCATTGGGTCCATGAAACTCTACATACCAATAATTCTTATTATTTTCTAACGATTTTGACAGTATACTTACTTCAAAAGAATATTCTTGCATTATTGATTTAGAAGGTTGCTGATGTCCTTGACTAAAAAGTTTATGATACCAATTTTCATTAAATATCATTTTTTATATCTTTTAAAAAATCTCCCATCTCAGGAAATGTTAATAGGAAGTCAGTTCCCCTTCTTTTATCAATCTCTATAAACCAATGATAGAAATCTTTGCGACCTTCATTTATTTTATCTTGTCCGTAATCAGTAGTTTGCATATAGTCAACTACTCTTCTAAATTTTTCAAATTCAACTTGAGAAAATTTATTAACATTTGAACTATCTGTATTCTCTTCCATAAATTTTAAAGAATCTAACATATAAGGCATAAATTCTTCTTTAGGTAAAATGTTCATGTCATACTGCAATGGTTCTTTCAAATATGGTGTGTCAAATGTAATCATTTGAAATTGACTAGTCTTATTGTATTGATTATATATAGATCGCCATTCTAAAATTTTAGATAGCAACTCTTTAAAAGTTGTAACTGACAATATATTAAAAGTAATCATGAAACTAATAGGGTTTCCAGTAGATTTTAAATATCTATCTAAATTACTTTCCCATAATGTTAAATCCAACCCTGTTCGAATATATTCTGCTCTAGGTCCCCAAGTGTCGATGCTGGTAAACAATTTAAATTGTTTTATACCATTGTTGTCAATAAGTGTGTTAATATTAGTAATCATCTTATCAACTAATTTAGATTTAACTCCTAGATTACTGTTAATGTTTAATTCGAGAGCAGGCATAGGGTCTACTTTTAAACTATCTAATAGTCTCCATGTGCTTTTATGCATGAGAGGTTCACCTCCTGTAATACGTAAAATGTTTAACGTTTTACGCATTTCAGGCCACCATTCCCACCAAGCATCTACATAAGGATTAAATTCTTCTCTTTCATACAAATCCATCCAATCAATATCACATCGATGATTTTTTACTTTAGTAACAGGACCGTATTCTTTTATTTCATTATAAAATCTGCTGCTGGCTTTAGGATGACAATATCCACATTTAAAATTGCACTCATTGCCAAAACTAATCTCAACATATTCTGGATTTACATTTTGATTCCATGGACCATCCACTACATTCTTAAATCTTTCTTCTGTAAAAATGCTGGCATTACGTATATGTCTATCACTTATGTAATCAGTTCCCATATCCTCAATATTCCAACAATATTGACATCCTTTAGTTTCTATACCTTCTAACATTTCTTTACGCTCTAATTTTTTATGAGATGTATTGTGTAATGCACTTGGATTGTTTTCAAGTTCATCTAAATCAATTTTATGTGGAGTAGGATGATAACAACTATGTGTCTCTCCGGTTTGTAGATATAAAGTTACGTGGTGCCATTTAGCCAAACAAAAGGTAGGGCTTATTGCATTTATAATAGGAATTATTTTTTTAATCCTAACATTTTGTGGCTCTGACATTTTATCACGCTTTCATTTTATTAAAATATTCTTTCAACCAATCGTAGTCATTGATCATCAACAATGCATCATTATCATTTAAAAATTCTTTAGCATATTGGCAGGCATTGACCGCACCTAACACTGCATAACTACCAAATTTTTTCTTAGTATTTGATCTTAACCATTCGTTGATTTTACTCATTTGATTATTTTTATAGAGTTTAGTACATTCTCTAAATGCACTTCGCCATGTCGAAAACTCATCCACGTTGAAATTTGTAAAACAACTAATTTTTTCTTCTACTTTTATTTTTGGCATTATACCAGTGAACATATCGAGAGTTGTCCACTTCTTTTTACTCATAAGAATATTCTTATTAAACAGTTTAACACCACCGTGAGCATAAGTCAAACTATTAACAGGATTTCGACTACTCCATACGTAAGCACAGTTTCGATCAAATACGCCAGGTTGAAAATTAAATTCCCAATCATCTACTAGATATGCATCTCCATCTACTATGTAAAACATATCAGTTGACGATATTTTGGCTGCTGCTTTATGCGCTTCGAATATACCTTTAACTCCATTTATACGTTTAGCCCAAGGTGCTTTTTTTAATACTCGTTGCCAATTTTTTTCTGCATTAAGTTCATAATAACTTATAAAAATTACATCCAAGTTGTCAGATAATGCAGGAATTATATTGGGCATTTCTTTAATACCTACAGAAGGATTAGTGGTTGACAATGCTATGGCCCATATCTTCTCCTCCCCAGCAACATTCCATACATGGCTATATGATAAATCATACCATGGTATAACATAATCAATATCTAAATTGAATTTAGGCAACTCTGGATTATATTCTACAGTATGTATAGGACTTATATAGTCTATGTTTTTACTACCTTCTATGTCGGGTGTTACACAAATTTTAAATGCCCATATGTCATCTTCATCATGTTGTAAGTGTTTACGATCAAGCATCCATACGTGTTCAAATGTAAAATCGTGATATGGTATAACATAATCTACATCATAATCCATTACAGGTAATTTGGGATTATACTCTACATGATATTCAGGAGTTATTGTACCATACCATACCCAGTTTTTGGGTTTTCTATAGGCAGGCGACATTCTTACTACCCATATTCTTTCATCCAATGTACATGCAGGGTCAAGTTCCCATGCTATTTCATTTTCAAGTTCCCAAAAGGCAGGACAACATTTATCAAAGTCAACACCCAGGTCCGGTAGTTCATTGTTGTATTCAATATTAACTTTTGGAACAAGATAACCCATATCTTTAACACCTTCAATAGGTCTGCCAATGGGTTTGCAACTGACAGCCCAAACTTTATCAGGTAATGGATTAAATCTAGGATCAATATACCAAACTAATTGATAACGGCTGTCCCATGGCTCGGGTTCAAATTCCCCAAAGGGATCATCTTCAAACGTCATTAGTTTGTCTATATCGGGATTTTTACTCCATGCAAGGGCTATTATCATATATACTAATTATCATAGTATATAATTATCTTTTTAAAATTAGATCGGTAATTCTACAATAGATGAGTTAACGTAGGCTAGTTTATCTCTGGTATTATAATTAAATCCAATAAACAAATTAGTAGTAGCAGTGTTTGTTACTATAGGTGCAGAATATTCCACTGGTAAAGGTTCATATCTACCTAATCTATCTACATTAGAATAATAATAGAATGCTCTAGTTAGATTGATTAATGTCGTTTTTACAGTATCATCAATATATTCATCGTAAAACTCTTTTAAATGATTAAGTTCAATTTTGAGTGAGCCATATCCATCATCTTCAACTATAAACATAGATCCAGGTGCGTGATTTTCACCAAAATAACTGCTATAATCTGATGCTGTAGTAGTTTTTATCACATAGTCACTGCTGTTATAAATTTGTGCTGCTCCGGTAAATGGAATGCGATATACTTTAGACCAAAATGTGTATGGTTGACGAGCATCACCACTACCTAGTCCGAGATTGTTTACATTAGCATATAAACTTCCACCATCTCCATATATAGGAACTCCATCCCCGCCCATGCCCACACCTACTGTAAGAATTCGCACATCATCTTCAAGGTCATAACTTACACCTATAATGCTATTATAATGGCTTGCTGGACTCATCCAGTTGCTAAGATTTTTATTTTTGTCATGATCTATCACTACTGTTGCAGTATTGATGGCTTTATGAGTTGCCCCATTAGCAAGTATTGTTAAATCAGCAGAATAAACACCGTTAATATTATTAACTTGATTAGAATCAAATGCTATTGTTATAGAATTAGTACCGGTAGTCACTATATACCAAGCACCGTTTCCACTTATTGAACCATCTACAGTAATAACACTATCTGGATATTCTATATTATTAAAAATAGGTATTAATTTATAAGTTTGAGTTACGACTTGTCCTATTTTATTAGTACTGGTACTAAAATTTAAAGGAATTGTTCTAAAGTTTTGTGTGTCTAATACAATTTGATGTGTTCGGACTTTTTCGTAACCACTGATACTATTTGATTGAAATACAAAAAAGTTATCATATATACCGGAGTCAAAAGCATAATAAGCACCTGAAACATTTGTTTGACTCCCAGGCTGTATAGTTATTGGCAAAGTTGTAGCACCAGCACGGAATACTGCTTCTATACCATCACTGTAGGTCATTATAACATCAGTGATGGTCAATACTGCGTTACCTTTGTTTTTCAAATACAGTGTTTGATATGTACTAGTTTGATAGGTACTCATAATAAAATCATCTAACGGAATATTATCTGCTGTAGGTGAAGCAGAGATTACTAGCAGAGGTGATTTTTGAAGAGAATTAACACCACTATAAGGAATTAATTCTCCATTGAGAGTTGCTGTTGTTTGTATATCTGGAGCATATCCTAATAATTTTGGATTGCCTGGAAGAGTATAACCAATCTGGCTTCCTATGTTTAAATTAACATCAAATGAGGTTGCCATAATTTATTAATATCCTTTTAATTTACCAACTAGACAACACAAAGGTTCAAGTATGAATCTATATGCTCTTCCGAGGGCATCTCGTTTTAATCCTCGCATTTCTGCCCGTATGTCTGTGCTGCGATGTCTTGCTATATGCTCTAATATGTTCCTAACTATTCGATTTGTGATGCCATTACCTTGTTTGAATCCATAATTAACTAAAGGTAAAAAGATTGTATGATATCCTACTTCATGCGCTTTGGTTAAATTCTTTTCTGCATATTTTAACCATACACGATTACGGAACGAACCAAAACCATAATGATCATTCATTGCTGTGCATACAATACCTTTCTTGTTATGCACTATACAATCTTCAACAATGTACGTGTGATCACCACCTAATATCAAATTGTATATGGTATAATATTCTGGTAATACATGCCCTTTGATCTCAGTGACTAATTCAGTTCCATCTTGAGTTATAATTTCTGTACCTATTTCTATTTTAGATAACTTACCCACAAATTCTTCTTCTACTGCCCAACTGTTGGGGTTAAATGCTGCCCAACCAGTGGTTGTTAATATAGGATGTGACTCTGATACAAATGCCCAATGCTTGTTAAAAGAATACATTAAACTACTCTTTAACTTTGGCGTAACAATACCAAGCACTTCATTGGATGTTCCCTGTTGATTCATTAATAAGTCACCAACCATAATATCTTTAATATGTTTTTTTGATCCATCATGCATAGTAACTAGCGCCATTGGATCAAAACACTCCCCCGAAGGACTACTGGCATTGGGGTTACTTGTAACACTAGTAGTTACTGTGCCAGCACCCGGATCGCCTTCGCTGCCTGGGTCGGCATTTGTTGAACTTTGTGATGTTATAGTACCATTTTCATTAGTTGTAATGGAGAGTGTAGAGCCGTCTGCATAACCATAAGTGGTTGTTACGTAAGTTTGACGATTACCACCTTGTCCACCACCGGTATATGTTGTTGTGTATGTTGTAGTTGGTGAGCCTGGTGCAGGAGGGGGTGCAGCAGGAGTTGCTATATTTACATAATTATCTATATGACCCACTAATGGAGTGGATGGCAACTGAGTAGCATTTATGGTTATCGCTGAATAATAGTTTGTACCTACTGGTCCACCACTTGTATAATTGATTGAGAAAGTAACTTCACTGTAGGCTGGTATTACAACTAGATTTGCATTAGATGTGAACGTAATAGGATTACCCACTGTAGGAAGACTACCAGGAGGTGCACTCATTTGAACTGTTTTACCATCTATTAAAACAGATATTATATTTTGTGTATCATTATAACCATTGTTTTTTGCACTAAATCCGGTTTCAAGACTTGTATTGTTATTGAGTGTTAGATAATTTGTTGAAGATGAAAAGGTAAAGGGACTTCCTACTACCGAATTAGTTCCTGATAACACATTAACTTCTAATGTGCTACCATTTATAGATGTGATTATTGCATTGTCTGCTAATTCATAACCATTACCTATAATTTTCCAACCTAATCCTAGATTAGTGGAATTGTTTACTATAATAGCCTTGGTAGTTGTAGAAAAAGTAACAGTTCCACCAATTGTAGGAGGGGGCGGACTAGAATATGTGCCATCAAGTGTTAAAGTGGTAGGTGGGGTTACTGTTACAACTGATCTTCCAGTTAATCCATTTCCCGAAGCAATCCAACCCGGTTGTATGTTTAATACGCTTTCAACTGTCAATGTCACACCAGTCATTGTGGTATATCTTGCACTTGCAGGTTTTGTGTCTCTTACAAAATTCTTTTGCAGATAGTCACCATACTCATACAACTTTGTATGTCTTACAATTGTATCTCCCCGAGTGTCTCCGGAGGTGCCACCTATACCTGTATAATCTGATACATGTTGAATTTCGGCAGCATCAACATAACTTATACTACGTATAGCAATGCTACTTGTACTATTATTATGTAATGTGAATGTGATTGGGGTTGCTGGTGTAGACATATTATAATATTATGTTGTAAACTCCGACTGCTGGAGTTATTAATAAATTTGGAGTTGCGACATTACCATAAAGTATTTTGAAATCCACTGCGGCTTCATCATCGGATCGGTTGGCATATACACTAACATATAGTGTTCCGCTAGTGTATTCTACAAGGCTGTCTCCGGTTATATATTCTTCTCGTCCATAATGTACAACACCGTTTACTGCTAGATAATCAATAAAAGTAGCCCACTCGGCATCAAGATCATTTATAAATCCAGTTGTATAAAACGGCGACCAAGATAGATAATTACCTTGATTGAAATAGTATCGAGCCGCTAATCTACTACGAAATCTACATGTTACTTCATGCGATATTTGTGTGGTATCATTGGCACCCCATGAGTATGTCCTAATACTAGTAGCCGATGAAGCAATGAGTGTAGAAGTGGTTCCACCACCCGCTTTGTTGATTCGAAAATATTGCTGTGGATGACATGTATATCTCCTAGTGTCATCATACAACCAATTTACTATATCGGATAATTCATTGGTGTAGTTGGCTCTAATAGTTGTAGAACTTGTAGCGGCAACGGTGCTACTAGAGGCGTTGGTTATATGTAAATGCGCTACGTTTATATCTTTGAGTAAATTGTTATAACTAGAGGCATATATTTTTCTACCTGATGGGGTGGGGTTTGACGATATTAACGGCAATCCCCAACCGTTTTCACCTAACCCTAGTATATCCTCTATTAGATTGACATCAGTATTATAATCATTAGAATTGATGGTGGTTAATGTAGTTACAGTCATGATGTATGATATTATTAATATAATATTTAGTCAATATCCTTTTGATAACATTGACTTAAACATTAAATACGTATATAATAAAACAATCTCACACAAAGGTGACTATGACAAACAAATCAGCATTGATAACAGGTATTACCGGACAAGACGGATCCTATTTGGCAGAACTACTACTGAATAAAGGATACGATGTCTACGGTATGGTGCGTAAAACAACTAATTGGGATGTTATGCCCAATATACAACATATACGACATAGACTAAAACTACACTATGGCGATGTTACCGATTCTGGTAATATTATGAATGTGCTATTAGAAACTCAACCCGATGAAGTATATAATTTAGCAGCCCAAAGCCATGTACATGTGAGTTTTGCTCTACCCAGTCTTACAGCAGAATCAAATGCTATAGGGGTGCTACGTATGCTTGAAGCTATACGTACACTGAACAAAAAGAAAAATGTTAAATTCTATCAAGCAAGTACTAGTGAGATGTTTGGACAGGTGCAGGAAGTTCCACAAAAGGAAACTACTGCATTCTACCCACGTAGCCCTTATGGGGTAGCCAAACTGTTTGGACATTGGATTACTGTTAACTATAGAGAAAGTTATGGCCTATACGGCTGCTCAGGTATACTATTCAATCACGAAAGCCCACGTAGAGGCGAAACATTTGTTACACGTAAGATCACCCTGGGTGTGGCCCGTGTACGTGCTGGCCTACAACCTTGCGTTGAACTAGGTAACATTGATGCCCTTAGAGATTGGGGCCATGCTGAAGACTTTGTCAATGGCATGTGGCTTATGCTACAACAAGATAAACCCGATGACTATATCCTCAGCACCGGTAAACAACATAGCGTCCGCGAATTCTGCGAACTTGTGGCTAAATGGCATGGTATGAACTTACAATGGCAAGGACAGGGCACAGACGAAATAGGCATTGATCTCAATACAGGCAACACCATATATAAAGTTAACCCAGAATTCTATAGACCTGCTGATGTTAATACACTACTAGGTGATAGTACTAAAGCCCGTACAAAAATGGGTTGGACTCCTAAACATACACTAGAAACTCTAGTTAACGATATGTGTACAAACGATTGGAACGCTCAAAATGGCAAATAAAAGATTAGGAATTATACAGAGTAGAGGCCTGGGTGATATTATTATTGCCCTACCCATAGCCCTACACTATCAAGAACAAGGATACGATATCCATTGGCCCATTACAGATGTTTGGGTTGAACAAATGAAACACTATGCTCCTTGGGTTAAATGGATTCCTATTCCTGCTGATGCTGGCCCATTCTTCTACGATATACCCTTGGAACGTCTGAAGAACTTTAAATGCGATGAGATTATCTGCTTATACAATGCCCTAACTGGCCACCCTGAATTCTCAAACGAACCCTTCTTCCAATTTACCACGTTTGATCAATACAAATATGTACAGGCAGGTGTTCCATTCTTAGAGAAATGGCGCTTGAACGAATGTATTAAACGTGACTCAGAGAGAGAACAAGCACTTTACGATCGTAAGGTTAAAAACCCTAACTATGTGGTCACACACTTGAAATCCTCTGCTTTTACAGCACCATTTGACACTAGCACAGTACCCGAGGGCTGGGATATAGTTAATATCGACGATGATGGCTACATATTTGATTGGATTAAGATCATCGAAGGCGCTCAGAGCATTATTATGACTAATTCGGTGTTTGCTAATATGACAGATCAACTGAAATTGGGCGAAGACAAATACTTTATACCATTACACCACTTGAATTGGCAACCAGTGTTTGGCACACAGTGGACTTGGCTCGCTAATCCCACACTACCAGCACAGCATAAGACAGTGGGTACTCCGGGATGATAGTGTTTGCTCCAATATCTGTAGGCGAACTGATCGATAAGATCACTATCCTAGATATTAAACTCAAAGAAGTCATTAATCCATTTAAATTGGCCAATGTACGCAAAGAACGAGAAGAACTTGCCCTTATATACGAACAACTAACCCTGCCAACAGAAATTAAATACAAAGAACAAGAACTATACACCACTAATTTAGAACTGTGGCATATAGAGAACTACAAACGTGCGTGTGAACATAAGGCCTGCTTTGATCAAGCCTTTATAGATGCTGCTCGAAATGTATACTTGAAAAACGATGCAAGAGCCACAATTAAATATGAGATTAATTTGATTTGCGGTAGTGCTATTATAGAAGAGAAATATCATGACACAGGAGATAAAATTTGAATTTATACCCGTGAGGTTTTTAGGAGGCACAGGGGGTAATTTCCTTGCTTCATGGCTTACACAGGCTAAAACTAAATCTCAAGATGGATTTGAATTCAGTCGACACGGTAACTGCCATTACAGTAAAAGAGAATATAGGCTGCACGAAAAACCTTTTTGGCCATGGATGCCCTTTAAAAATCAAATGGAGGGCATAGTAGAACTGGTGCATTCCCCTGATTTGATAGGTATTACCCAACCACCTTACTTTGTTTGCTCGGAAAATGTAAATTTGAACATACTTAGAACTAGATATCCTAAAGTTATTAATATTACCTTTGATCAAACAGATTGCGTTTGTTTGGGATTGGTCTTGTTGGGCAAATGGGGACTTGACGAAAATGAACATGCTCAACGATTTGACCAATCAATGGATTTACTTAATACTCCACCCGGAAAATTGATAAAAATTTGGGCAGGTCACTTTAGATTTAATAACTACTTGTTTGACTCTTCAACCTTTGTAACAGATGATAACTCCATTAATGTTACTTGGAAAGAAATGTTTACACTGAATCCCTCTATTATTATATCTAAATTGAGTAGGTTTACTGATATACCCGAGGTAGATTTCCATACTGATACGTTACTTGAATGGAGAAAATCTACTAGTGCAGGCGTTGAACTTACTAAATCAATGCTGATAACTTTAAAAAATACTGAACCAAGCGCGGAGCGCTCAGCGCAGATTATGTTTCCAAACGGTATTCCACTGGGCTTTTTTTCACGATACTGAACACACTTGACTATGAACAACTACTTCCACTCACAATGGTATCTTAAACAAACTACCCACAATCCCTGGGTTACCCTTAATCCAGCGTTTACTCCAATGGAATGCCAAACAATCCAACAACTGGCTGAACAATATCCTAGAATACCCGCCCGTGTGGGTAGAACTGATAGCATTGATAATAATATAAGAAGAAGTACTATACGTTGGTTTGATAGCGGTAATATCGATACACAATGGATATACAAACGATTGACTGACCAAATAATGACCGTTAATGAACAGGCTTTTAAATACGATTTGGACTACATAGAATGCTTACAATATACAGAATATCTACATCCTAACGATGCTAATGAATCACATGTGGATATGTGGTACTACAAAGGTATGCACAATAGAAAACTTAGCTTTAGTCTACAACTGACTGACCCTACACTGTATACAGGATGCGATCTGGAAATGATGCTGGGACATGAGGAAACACATCTAGCGGGCAGAGAACAGGGCGCTTTACATGTATTCCCCAGTTTCCAGATGCATCGCGTTACTCCCTTACTTACAGGACAACGTGCAAGTTTGGTGGGCTGGGTGGCTGGACCCCCTTGGCGTTAAATACTACTTGAATATAAGGAGAATATAACATGCTAGAACTACTCGCCATTAGCGGACCTATGATCATCTTGGGCATTGCTTACCATATATGCCATAGACTTAACTGGTAATGAATACCCCGCTGGAACACTCTTTGAATTGAGTATATGCACAGCGTGATCACCACTGTGTATATACACTATATACCAAATACCCCGCTGTAGGCCTAGTGCCAAATACCCCGCTGTAGGCCTAGTGCCAAATACCCCGCTATAGGGGCCGACACTCAAAACAAACACCTATATAGAAGTCGATCCTCCCCTTCAGGGGTCCTCTGGACCGTAGTCTAAGGTTGAGATTTACTTTGGTATAGCCTCTAAATCTACTTTGGTATTACACTATGAAAACACTGTGAGACTACTGTGAAAGTATGGTAGAGTATCTTACGATAGCCTCTCATCCCCACCCTGTTCCATTCTAAAAACACTATAAAAATCACTATGATTCAGTGTGAAAATGGTGGAGATCGGGACAATTTCCACTCTAATTAGACCGTTTTTGCATCGTTTCGTGACGATTCTGCCACGGTAATCTACGTGTATAACTACTGTGTAGTCAATGTTGTACTAGTGCAACACACACGAGATCATGTGTTGTCCAAAGTGTGAGAGTATGTTATACTATATACATGTATGCTAAGACATGTACTCGTAGAGTATAACTCCACTGTGGGTAGTGTATATATAAACCGTAAACGCCAGGATAGATACAGTGACCTAGAACAGGGGCCGGATGCCTGGGAGTTCTATAAGCGGTATTGAGTACAGTCATAGACTATATGCTACTGGAGTTGAATCAGTGACCACGTAAACATCCGGTGGTAAAGGCACGTGTAGGAGACTACATTGGAACAAGCTGATCGGGCAGTACGACAGAGACTTGCTGAATGTACTGACTAAGAGACCCTAAGACCCTTGTGGTAATAGGGTTTTCTTTTGGCATTATGTTAAGTTTCACAGGAGTGCCGGTCATGTTGTGGGAAAACAACGAATAACCCTACAGAAAGAAAGTTATTGACAAAGTGGTAAAACCTTGTTATAATACATACATGAACAAAGAAACTGTTACTCGTAAGAAGCGTGTAGACCGCAATCACATAGTGTATGAACTAGTGGTCAACGGCCTCAACTACATTGGTGTCACTGCTAAGACAGAGACCACTGTATTGAAGTCAGTTCGTGCTCGTGCAGCCAAGCACTTCTATCGTGCCAAGACTGAGAACAAGGACTGGGCCCTGTGCGTGGCTTTGCGCTCTTTGAATGACAAGAGCGAGATTGAGATTCGTGTGCATGAGATCATACGTGGTAAGGCTGCTGCTCACAAGCGGGAAGTTGAACTGCGTCGCTTGATTAACCCTGCGCTGAACACGGACATTCGCGGCGACTTGACATAGTGGCGGATGTCCGCTATAATACACGCATAGACACTAAGGAGCATGAGATGACTAAAGCCAGAGAGAGACTATACGACTTGCTAGATCAGGGTATGATCACTCATGAGCAAGTGGTTGACATGTGCATGGGTTTCATGAGCGAAAGCGAAGTTGAAGACCTGCTGGATGCCAACGAGTTGAGCGAGCGCTTCGAAGAAGAAGATGATGACGGTCAGCCCGATGAAGCCCAAGAGTGGGCAGACTTTGACGCTGACTGCTAAAAGGAGCACTTATGTTTACACAATACTCAACAGTTCTCAAGCGAGTCATGCTCAGCGACATTCGCGAGGGATCCATCGTGCGTGTGCGTGATAACTTTGGCACGGGTAGCCCAAAGACTGTTACTGTAACGGGCGTAGATGAGGATATCAAGAATGGACTCCCGGGCATTGACTACGATGACTCATGGGCTTACTTGACACAAGTGGATCGCGTGGTCAAGTATTAACCCTAGGCATTGTAGGGTCTTTGGTTGACCTAGTGGTAAAACCATTGTATAATTAACGCTTACACACTAAGGAGCATGAGATGCAAGTCTTTCAACTAATCGAGCAATTGATGGATTTAGATCCCAATGCTGAAGTTCACTTCAGTTATAACTATGGCGATCACTGGCGCACAGAGGTTGCCCCCAAAGTAGGCAGCGTATTAGAGGGCATGGTCAAGTACAGTGAATATCACCGTATGGACCGGCTCTTAGACGAGGACGAGATGTACGAAGAAGAAGGCGACTTCGAAGGTGCTCGCCGCGTGATAGTTTTAGGTTGACAAGAGTGCCTAACGGCGTTATAATACTTACTTACACACTAAGGAGCATGAGATGAATATTACGCAGATTAACACTGAGATCCTGCAGGGTGGCTTTACCAACGCTCAACTGGTTAGCATTGTGGACGCTGTCCGCTTTGCACAAGCACGCCTGCGTGAAAACACCAAACGAAGCCTACGCTACGGCGACGAGGTCAGTTTCACTAGTTCTAAGACAGGCCGCACTATGCAGGGCACCGTGATGAAGATCGCTATCAAGTTTGTCACAGTATGCACAACCACTGGCATGTGGAGAGTGCCTGCTAACATGCTCACCATCGTTGAAAAGGAATTGGCATAATGACACAATATTACGACACAATCGCTGAGTTTGAACGTGACGGCTACACCGTTATTGTGGATAAGACCTATGAAGACTTTAACCCCAGGGATCACTTCGAATCAGACGACATGGACGAGATCCTCCGTAAGATTGACAACGGGACCTACGAATGGTTCATGTTGCGGGTACGTGTACTCGTCGAAGGGCTCGAACTTGGCAGTGCCTATTTGGGCGGATGCTTATACGAAGATGCCCGTGAGGTGCTTACTGACGGGACTGCCGAGGACTTCATTGCTGAGGCTATGACTGAGGCTAAGAGTCAAGTATATCGTATGAGCAAGAAGTTTGCTGAGTTAAGCGATCAGGTTGACCGAGAGAATGCCTGTGCTTAATATTAACAAAGACGAAGTACTACAATGGACAGGGGCGTTCTTTATCACAGCAGGGCACGTACTCAACACCATGGGCAGTGCCTATCATAAGGACGTTTGGAACATTGCGGCCTTTGCTGTGGGAACTATATTGTTCTTGACATGGACCATACGTGTGGCAAATAAGCCACAGATGGCAGTTAACGTTGCAGCATTAGCCACAATGGCTGTAGGGTTATTCCGAGCACTGGCTTGACAGACTGGTAAAACCTTGTTATAATTACTGCTTACACACTAAGGAGCACTCATGTTTACCACAGACAATCAAACTGCACTCAAAGAAGAACTGAACCTCATGTTCAGCGAGCAAGGTGCCGCATTCACAGCAGGCTACACCAACCAGATGGCGCAGGAGATGTTGCGCCTATTGCCCAAACGCAAGCAGAAAGAGTTCGTCAAGCAGGTTGCCGCATTCAACGGTCGCCAGCTTGTGACTGTGAAGAACTGTTTGACTGGTAAGGAAGTTGAGATCCGCCGTGAGTGCCAGGGAACCTGCAACGACCCGAGTCGCGAACTGTTTCACACAATGTAATGGTTGACAGGGGAGCAATCCCCTGCTATAATACTTACTTACACACTAAGGAGCAGAGATGAAAGCATTGACAGCCTATGTAGAGCAGAAGAACCGTTGGAACGCTATCTTCAAAGGTGAGCAGTTTGAGGTGCAGAGTGCCTCAGGTCGCCGGCGGGTTGCCCAATCGTTGGATGCAGACCTAAGCCCAGAGAACTTGACCTGTGATGGCGAGGTACGTGGTGTAGAACTGCGTAAGAAGCAGGACTACTTGAATCAATGTGTAACAGAGTTGATCCGGTTGGATCCCGCTGTTAAAGAATCCTTTTACGAATATTACACTGGAGAATAACATGCCAAATTGGTGCAATAACACGCTGAACATCAGCCACAACGACCCTGCTATGATTGAGCGGGCTAAGACGGCCTATCAAGCAGGCAGGTTCTTACAAGAGTTCGTACCATTCCCCAACGGTGAGTGGGACTACAATTGGTGTGTCCAGAACTGGGGCACCAAGTGGGATGTGGGCGGTGAAGATGCTCACATGGTAGAGCAGGATGCCAATGGTGTTGTGTTCAACTTTGATAGTGCCTGGGCTCCCCCTACTAGTGCCTATGAGCAGTTGATGGAGCAGGGCTTCAAGATACTGGCCTACTACTACGAACCTGGTATGGCCTTCTGCGGCAAGTGGGAGAACGGTGATGATGACTACTATGAATATGGTGACATGAGTGCCGAGGAGATCGAAGCCCTGCTACCCGATGACTTGGATGAGACCTTTGGCATCAGCGAGTCTGTAGCAGAGTACGAAGCAGAGCAAGAAGAGGAGAACGAAAATGAGTGATGCAATTGAGTGGATGGTCAAGATCCTAACCAAATAACCCTACGGTTGACAGGGTTTCTATTTGGTGCTATAATACATGCTTACACACTAAGGAGCAGCAATGACAGTAATTTTCAACACCAAAGGCGATGGCTACTGGAGTCGAGCCCGAAAGGCTGTAGAGATCGTTGATATGCAGTTGGGCTATGTCAGTGACGAACTAGACTTTGGCGAACTGCGTATCTACTTCAACACCGAGACTTGGGATACACGCAAAGACGGTTTGATCTACACAGATGGTCAGTTCTTTGAAGATGTGACCAACTTCCTAGTCGAGCACAAGTTGGGCTTGGATGTCAGTTATAGCGAGCAGGGTATGCAGGGCAATGACTATGTGTCATGTGATGTGGGTCCAAAGTTCCTCAAGAGTTGGACTGCTAAGTTCGGACAACTGGTTGTTGTAGATTAACAACAAAGACCCTACGGTGTGTAGGGTTGGTTGACAAAGTGGTAAAACCTTGTTATAATTAATGCTTACACACTAAGGAGCGTTCATGTTTACACTAGCCAACGTAGAGGAAGTTTATAGCGGCAACCGCGGCTGTATGTGCGGGTGCCAGGGCAAGTACACTACACCCGAGCAAAGCGCTCGCAGTGTCAAAATTATATACAATAAAGTAATGAACAACCCCAAGCACACGGTAGATGGCAACTGTGCATTCGTAAAGACTGCTACACGGAATTTGGTAGTTTATTTCAAATAATGGTTGACAGGGCCTAAGAACCCTGTTATAATATACACTTACACACACTAACTGGAGCACACTATGGGAACACGATCACGCATTGGAGTCATGCACGGTGACAAGGTCAAAAGCGTTTATTGCCACTGGGATGGCTATCTCGCACACAACGGAGCAATCCTCCAAGAGCATTACGACAGTGCTCGAGCCAACAACCTTGTAGCATTAGGCGACATGAGTTCGTTGGGCCGGGTAATTGGTGAAGCACATCCGTTCAGCCCACACACTAGCGAATTAGACAAGTTGGCATACGAAGCAGCCAAAGAAGCAGGCTACTGCACGTTCTACGCACGTGACCGCGGCGAGACTGGTACTGAGTTCCAAGTAGCACACACCTTCGAAGAGTTCCTGGAGCAAGCAGACGGCTGTGGTGCTGAGTACTACTACATTATCAAGGACGGTGTTTGGTATTGTGGTGACACATACACAAGCACGCCTTTGAGCAAGCGTTTGACACTATTAACAGAAGCATTAGAAAAGGAAACAGCATGAAAGTCACAGTACGCACAGAACTGGTACAGGTATTGGAAGTGCCGGGCACTTGGGATCGACAAGATGTTTTCAACTTCTTGGCAGAGTGCCAAAGTTTCCGAGATGCCTTTGAAGGTGTTAGCAATGAAGATCAAACAGCCCGCATCGTTGATGTTCGGGTGTTTGAAGAAACAGTAACCGAAATGGGCGAGGAGGCCTACGATGAGTAAGATGAGCGAACTATCATACGACATTGAGCAGATGTACATTGCAGGGTTCAGTGCCCGTAGCATTGCAGTTCAATTAGAGTGCCCTATAGAGATTGTATATGGTTGGATCGAAAGCAACTTTGTGGCAGATACGCCACAGGAGGAGCTGAGCCCATTCGAAACAATAAATTCTTAAAATAATGGTTGACAACGGACCATAACCGTTGTATAATTAACATATGGACACGCAATTATGCATCCATATTTTTACACACAGAGAAAGAGGTTTATTATGTCAGTTTTTACACATGCAGGTGTTTCCCGTCTCAACGGTGAGTTCAAAGTTCGTTTCGCTAATGATGCTCTTCGCGTCAAGGTCTTGGCCAAGAATGGTCACAAGGACATTGACATCATCGAGCTCAAAGAGCCAATGACTAAAGAAGATGCCATTGCGTATCTTATGAGCATTGACTTCGCTACTCAAAACGGCGTTACCAATGCCGAAGTTGAAGCAGCATTGTTCGAGGCTGTAGACAAGCGTGCCGTTAAGCCCGCCAAGGCTCCTAAGGCTGCTAAGGCCAAACCTACGATGGAATCCATCAAGGCTAAGGTCAAGGCCGCTCCTAAGAGCACTGTCTCCAAGGCAGCGATCGTTGCCCAGATGGAAGACGCACCCTACTAATCTAATAGCGGGGTATTGGGGCTATATGCCCCTCTTAGTTAAACAGAGTGCCGGGCATCGAAGAAAATGAGTACTCTGTTTAACTAAGACACTAGGAGACACAATGAGTAGGCTTTCGTTATATGGCAGACAATGGGTAGTGTTTGACGCCCAATCCAAACAACACCGACAGTGGTTTGCAGAGTTCCAAGCACGTAAGTCTTGGGCTCATTGCCCTGTTAGGTTCATCATTGACAACGAGCACGGTGACTTGCTGACTATGATTCAGCGTAGGTTGATTGAGTTCTACACTGATCAAGAGTTTGGCAAAAAGAAACCAGCCAAGAAGTTCCAAAGGACATTGACATTGATCAAGGATTAATGTAATATTGTTGTAACTGTGTGAACAGTATAACATTAAGGAAAACAAATGACAACTTATAACATCAACCAGGGCACCAAGACCCACAAACTATTCAGCGCATTGAAGTCCGGAGAGTCTGTTACCGCTAGCCAAGCAGAGAAGCGTTTCGGTATCAAGAACATCAGTGCTGAAGTTAGCCGCATCCGTGCTGCTGGCTTTGCAGTGTACGGTAACACTCGTGTCGCTGGTAATCACGTAGAAGTTAAAGAATACGTAATCGGACAGCCTTCACGCAAGTTGATCGCAGCCGGTTACCGGGCAATGGCTCTTGGCCTAGTCTAAAGAACGCTCCGAAGTCCAGCATCGCGTACTGGACAAAAGTCCCGGGGGTAGTGTCCCGGGCAAACCCCCAGAACCCCGTATGCCCAAAGTGTACGGGGTTCATCTATGGTTGTCAACCTCTTTTGAAAGACCCTACAGGTTGACAGGTAAATACTTTGAGACTATAATAATAGCATACAACGGAGAACACTATGAAACAGATCATCGCCCTTGCAATCGGATTAACCTTAGTCGGTGCTGCTCAAGCAGACTACTACCGTGAATACCGCCATCAGCCACGCACCGTGATCGTTGAGCGAGTTCAGACCGGCGGAGACGTCCTAGTGCCCTTGATCATCGGCGGCATCTTTGGTGCAGCGATCGCTAATGCCAATCGTCAGGAACCTGTTGTAATTCAACAACAACCCCAAGTCTATGTTCAACCACAAGCACCGCAAGGGTTCGTTCAATGCCCTCCTGGAACCATGCCCTTTGAACAGCGTGGTTGGGTTCGTAACCCTTGGGGTCAATGGATCCAATCTGCTTACATTGATTGCCGATAACCTTAGAGGTTGACAGGGTTCTCCAAACCTGCTATAATACACACATAGACAGCAAGGAGCACATGATGATCAAAGTAGCAAAGATGAGAGACGGTAGGATCGTTGAAATCGTTCGGACTGCAGAGACCGTGGGCTTCAGCCCTGAGCCAGGTTGGGTCTTGGTCTGCTTGGACTTTGACAAGATGTATGGCAAGCGCTCTGAGTTCAAGTGGGTGCCGGCCCTTGCGGTGGCTAGCCAATTTGAGTGGGTTAGAGAATACACTTCCGGTTGACAGGGTCTTAGGATCCTGCTATAATACACACATAGACAGCAACACACACTAGGAGCAGAAGATGACAGTAATAACAGTAGCAGCGATGATAGAGGCATTGAGCCGTTTGCCCGGCGACGCAGAGTTGGTAGTGACCGAAAGCGGTTATTACTGCTATGGCGAATTCGCAACGATCATGTTGCCAGAGCCTTACACACCGGACACAGAAGAGAATGTGCCCACTGTGATGTACCGCATTGGTCACAGTCACCAATCTTACTAAGGAGCAGACAATGGCCTCATATATGGACGCAGTGGCTGGTAACCACACCAGCCAACCTAACTATGACCCACGGCATGGTGGCCCCTATGATCGGGGCAGTGCCGACAGTTACTACGGTCGTGGATATCATCCGCACTACTTTGAAGGTGCCACAAGCACCACACCTCGTGTGGACTTGGAGAACATGACTGCCGCTGAGATCACAGCCTACACCGCAGGCTTCAACGACAATGAATCGTTTGGTGAGAAAAAAGATTGGGGCAGTGACAAATAAAGGTTGACAAGGCTGTCTATGTGCGTTATAATACACACATAGACAGTTAGGAAAGAGTTAGAGGTTACCTGCATCGTTAGGTGAGTGATGGGATTATGGGTTTGAGCCCCGCCTTAGCAGGCTACTCCTCCACTTACAAGATGGCAATCCGCAAGGAGAAGCAGACGAAATAGGCAGGCAGTAATGACGGCGATTGATCTGAGAGTAGCTAGCTCAGAATTGATCAGCAAAGTTCCTCTAACTTTTTCCTAACTGGAGCACATGATGGCAATCGTACACAATGTTCAAATCTACCCTATCTATGCCGGTCATGTGAATGATCACAAGGTGCTCGGAGAGGAAGAGTTCGACACCCGTGAGGATGCACTCATGTGGGTGGAATCCTACAATCGACATCGTGACGTCTGGAACATAAATGGCTGGCTTGAGGAAGGCAACGGCGTCGTTGCTGTCTACACTGGTGCCATTGATACGGTCTCTGGTGAGAATCTGTAAAGACCCTTTGGTTGACAAGGGCATTGTTTCCTGCTATAATACACACATGAACAGCAACACACTGGAGCACACTATGGAAACAATGACCCGCATGGAAGAACTACAGAGCATCTTCTGGGATATGTACAAGGACGCACACGGCTTCCGCCCACGTCACATCCGCTTGGACCTCTGCACTGAAGCAGAGATTGAAGCAGACTTGGATCGTCTGCAGGTCATCATCGCTGACAATGAACTCCTGCGTAAGGCCGCAGAGGAAAAAGCCGCACACGCCTTTGAGATGCGGATCCAATCCGTAATGGCCTGCGGTGCTAAGGACCGTGAGATGGCCCTGCGTTGGATCCACGAGGCAGAAGGTTCGAATGGGGACGACGAGTTCCTCTGCTACCTGGTTGGCTTGCCCTATCGCTACTTTGCCAAGGCGGCTGTATGACTGATCAGACCATGCGAGTTATCCCCAGCGTGGGCGAAGCGGGCTTGGATACAGAAGCCAGTCCGGGCAACGGCAAGTTCTATGTTCGACTCTACGATGGATCCTATGATGTCTGCGGCTTTGACACCATCGAAGAAGCCTGGGAAGAACTGGTTGACATAGTGGGTGTTTGACCTTATAATACATACTTACACACTAAGGAGCACAGCATGGGATATCGCGTAATGGACACCGTAGATCGTATGCGTGACAAGTATGGTCCCCGCAAGGGACTGGAAGGTCCGTTCAACTTCTCAGGTCGTGTTCTGTACTACGACAACAAGGAAGGCATGTACTACGATCCCACCACGGACTTCTACGTAGAGCAAGAGGAGATGGACTTGATCAACACGGCGTTCATGGACATGTTCCGCAAGGCCGGTGCCCTGTGATCGTCCTACAAGAGACCACCCGGTGGCCCGATGGGCAAGGTGGCAATCACATCTACATCTTCAAGGGCAAGCCCGGAGAACGAAGTGCAAGTGCCTTGGCCTACGTGCCACAAGGATCAAACCAAGTGTTCAAGTTCAAGACACCCTTGGTACTTGACCTAAAAGGCCGGACATTCAAACCGGTTGACTGAACCCTAGAACCCTGCTATAATACAATTTTAGGAGACGACGATGAAACTAATTACTGGACTAACCCACAAGCAAAAGGCCCTATGCGACATCATGTGGTCCTTGGAGGAATACAATGCTGTGGAAGCATTCATCGCTACCCTGCCCCGGGCAGAACGTCTTGAGTGCCGATCACTGATCCAGTTGATGATCATGGCCTTTGCCGATGAGATCACTGAGGTCAATGAGGCAAAAGAAATGCTTGACCAATTCCGCATTTAGTGTTATAATACATTTTTAGGAGATAGAGATGCAACTGTTAAAAGACACACTAGATTTTGCCATTGTTCTAACTGTGGGAACACTTTGCCTGTTGCCCGTAGGTTATGCCATCGTGTACATATTTTTGTAAGAGGTCAATATGAAAGACGTAATTGTAGCACTCACCGCAATGGTAGTCGGCGTTGCCACCCTGCTGTTCCTATCCTTTGTGCTATCCTGGCCCGTGATGATGCTGTGGAATGGATGCTTGGTAGGTGCTGTAGATGGCGTTAAAGAAGTCACGTGGCTACAGGCTTGGGGCATCCAGTTCCTATGCGGCATCCTGTTCAAGGCCACCCTGTTCAAGGCCGCCCTAACCAAGAAGGATTGATATGTTCTGGGCAATAGCACTCATCGGCATAGGAACCACAGCACCCAGCGTGACCTACATAGGGCAGTTTGAACAGCAGGCGGTGTGTCAAGCCGCACTACAAGACCTGCAGAAACAGCAATTCAAAGGCACCTGTGTGCAGATACAGCAGGCTCCAACGACCAAGAAATAACCACACTGCCCTCAGGGTTATTAACAGCACATTTGACAAATGTGCTTTTTTGCGTTATAATACACACTTAAACAAAAAGGAACATAATGAGAAAAGTATTAAGTAACGGACTAACACGTTGGCAAATGATGTATAATATTAAAATGGAATACGATACAAATAGTGTTTGCTATAAAATGACCGACGACGAGTTGGTTGCTACATACAACAAACTGTTTAACTTTACACAAAAAGACTTGACAGCAGCAGACTAAACTGCTATAATACACACATAAACAAAAAGGAACACATATGAAACACTTAGTAATTGTTGCACAGTTTGCAAAAGACAGCGGAATGTCCCTAGTACAAACTATTAACTATTTAGGGGACAATTTTGAGGAATTGGACGCGGAACTTGCAAATGCATACGAACTTACATACGAGGAACTTATGCAATTTGTAGAGACCCAGACAGCCTAAGGGTTATTACTAGCACACTTGACAAGTGTGCTGTTCTCGCTTATAATACTTACTTACACACTAAGGAGCACTAAATGGGACTCACAGCAACTCAAGTACAGAAGATCGTCAACGACGCTATCCGCGAAGCCCAACAAGCCGCCGCCCAGGCCGCTCAGGACTACATCACCAAACACGGTGAAGATTGGTACTGCGGCTTTGCCTGGGTTAACGTCTACGAGAAAGGCTCAACCAAACTGGGCCGCGCATTGATCAAAGCAGGCTTTAAGAAAGCCTACGGTGGCGGCCTGCAATGGTGGAACCCAAGTGGTCACGGTACCCAGAGCATGTCAGTGAAAGAAGCAGGTGCATCGGCGGCTGCAAAGATTTTGAAAGAACGACTGGGTGTCACAGCCTACGCAGGCGGTCGGGCAGATTGAACATAGACAGGGAGGCAACTCCCTGTTACAATAACACTTTTAAACAGAAAGGCAAGACATGGCAACCAAAGCATCACAGAAACCCAGCAAAGGCGCTACAGTACTAGAGTTCGACACAGATGCAATCCGTCGTACCGAAGCCGCTGTGGCTAAAGAAACAGACGAGCAGATCTACCAACGACTGGGCGAACGCTTTGAGATCCTGGACCTGATGACCAAGGCAGTCAAAGACGGACAGATCCGTGCTATGATTGTCAGTGGCCCTCCAGGTGTGGGCAAAAGCTTCGGCGTTGAGAAGGTCCTGCTAAAAAGCGAACTGTTCAACATCCTAGCAGAGAAGAAACCCAAGTTCGAAGTAGTCAAGGGTGCCATGTCCAGCATCGGACTCTACTCTAAACTCTATGAGTTTGCCGCTGAAGGCAACGTTGTGGTCTTTGACGACTGTGACTCAATCCTTATGGAAGACCTGAGCCTCAACATCCTTAAGGGTGCTTTGGACAGCGGTAGTCGCAGGTTCATCAGCTGGAACACTGACAGTCGCATCCTGCGTAGTGAAGGTATCCCAGATCGCTTTGAGTTCAAAGGTGCTGCTATCTTTATCACTAACATCAAGTTCGAACACGTACGATCAAAGAAACTACGCGATCACTTGGATGCATTGGAAAGCCGTTGCCACTACATTGATCTCCAAATGGATACCAATCGTGAGAAGATCCTACGTATCCGGCAAGTGGTCAAGCAAGGACAGATGCTGGAACGCTATGAGTTCCAACCCTGTGTAGAGGACGAACTGATTGAGTTCGTAGAACAGAATCAAGATCGTCTACGTGAACTGAGCCTGCGTATGGTGTTGAAGATCGCTGACCTACGCAAAGGCTTCCCCAACAACTGGACCGCAATGGTAAAGACCACTTGTATGAAACGCTAATGAACGAAACACTACAACGATTGGCCATAGCCACTACACTGGGCTTGGCCCTAGTGGCCATGGGCCATACCATAGACACCTGGGAGTTCTGGTGTATCTTTGCTATGATGATGTGTAGTAATCTACTACACTACCGAGACGGTGTTGAGTCCGGTGTGGCCACTGCTGTAGAGATGTGGGTGGACATGACTGAAGAACAGCGCAAGGACATGATCGAACTGGTAATCAAAGCAAGGACGGAAGACTAATGACTACATGCACATACATAGGCTCAGGCCCACGCTGTACACATCCTGCACTAGAGGGTCGTAGTTACTGCGCTGATCACTACGCTGTAGTCTACAAGGTAGGTAGCGGGCGTAAGCGTAAGAAGGACACGCTGATAGCCGCTAAGGTACGCATGGTCCAACAACTATTCTACGAGGCTTGCGATCAACTGGAGGCTGAAGGCTTTGATGTCTACGGTGATTCAGAATTGACTCAACCGGAGCAAACTTTCGATCTTGAAGATGCCTGACCGGTGGGGTGGTGGTGGGGCACCAGGTGGTGTCTCTGCCCGCAAGCCCTAGCAAGCAAGTTTGAGCAAGCGATTTTCACCCCCTAAAAAAGTCGAGTTAGACTAGATCACCAGGGGCCGAGATCTCCAACTCTCTAAAATTTTGCGCGGCAATTTTTTTGTATTGCTATATAGGTCTCGGGCTGTTATTCTGTTAAATTCATCCACACTATAATAAAGATCAAAATACAAAAGCAATACCAAGAGTGGAAAACCCATGAAACTCCAGCAGCGATCACAATAGCCGATATTGTTTGGAAAGTTAATTCTGTTTTTGATACTTGTCTAGGTATTGTAATCAATTTTGATATTGTAGGTTGATTACCTGAATATGCCGCCACCTCACTAGTACAGTAAGGGCAACGTATAGCCAAACTGTCTATAGTAGATCTACAAGCATAGCACAATGACATAGTTATGTCGTCAATTGCGCCATAACTTCTTCGTAAGTTTCGCTCACTTCCCAAGTACCGTGAGGAGGGCAAAACACATAAGTAACCATTTCGGTCAATCCATCTTCTCTAGTAGCCAAAGCGTTATGTACAGTGACCACCAGTTCGTTAGCTATAGCAATTCGATTACCTCTATGTGCTGGAGTACTATTGGTAAGACTGATAAAAGTTTTATTTGTATTGTTCATACACATAGTATACAATGTATCATTCACTGTGTATATAGTTGTTGACCTATATATACACATTTTTCCACCAATTTAGATAAGTACGTGTATTATGTCATTACACACCATCAATTCATTATCAGATCCATTATTAGTCTTAATAAAGGATGATCCAGTACGTCCGGAAATTAGTGCTGATTTTCGGGTCAGTGAAGTCAGTGAAATCATAGTTGCCAGTGATGAGTATGGTAAGCCCACAGCAGTAGTATGTGTATTATATAGAGACGCAGTGCCCAGAAGTCGAGAAGAGTTATTAGAGTTTGCATCGTATAAGCCCAGTGTAGCAGTGTTCTACACCATATGGAGTTATCAACAAGGAGCAGGCAGGAAGTTAATAGTTGCGGCAAAACGGCACATAGAGAGTAGTAGGAGTTATATAAAGAAGTATGTAACATTAAGTCCACCCACTGAGATGGCTCGAGTATTTCATTTACGTAATGGTGCCAGCGTATTAAACGTCAATGAGGACAGTGTAAATTACAGTTATGAATAATCAACAAGTAAAGTATAGTGTATATTTTCCAGCGGGGGCCAGTGGTAGATTTATAATGACCATCTTAGATGGTTTATTAAGAGATCCGATAGAAATCAAATACACACATAATTCAGCACATGATTTTCAAAGTTGTAATCCAAATCGTTTTTATTATTTTGTTGAAGGGATTGCCACCTGGCATGATTTTCCCAAAAATTTTTCTCCTGACACCAAATACATCATAATCAGTTATAATTCCAGTTTATTAAAAGAAATAGCCAGAAATATGATGTACAAAAACATCATATACAATGTTCAAAATATTGAAAAGAAAAGAAAAAATTTAAAAAACTATCTAAACAATAAAAATATAGATTATTCAAATTGGGACATAGAACGATATGAAAATAATGCACTAAAGATATTTCGTGATTTATATCAAGAGGCTACAGGCATCAAGTGGGTTAAAAACTCAACAGATGATCTTACAGTAGATGAACAACAAGCAATGGAAGAGCAGATGTACGAATGGATGTTAAATGATCCAAAAGTTAATGCATTTTTAGATCCAATACAGATCACTGCTAAAAACTTATTAGTTATTGAGTATGGTGATATATTTCGAGCAACTGGCAGTGATTCATGGATTGCATTAGATCAATTAGTAAAGTATGCTCAAGTTAAAGATGTAAATCCAATAGTGTTAAGTAATTATAGGCAATATGTAAGTCAGCGTAATCAAGCAGTAGAACATCATGAGCAAGTTTCAATATAGTGTTCATTTTTTACCAGGTTCTTGTGGTAGATTCATAATGACCATATTATATGGATTACTAGTAGACCCTGCACCTGTTGAATATAGTAACAATTCGGCTCATGATTTTCAAAATAACAATCCAGGAAGTTTTTTTTATTATACTGGTTCAAAGTATCGCAGTTGGCATCAATTGCCTGAAGTAATTCGGCCCGAAATAAAGTATATAATAATAGTCATCAATGCTGATGATTTAGAAGAAATTGCCTACAATAATTTTCAAAAGAATATTGTGGATGACTTTAGAGTTGGAGAGCAGAAAATTCTAAATTTACACAAATATGTAGACCAGCAATCAATAGATTATAGAGATTGGCCCTGGGATAAATTCACCAGTGGTGCAGAAGATAAGTTCAAGGGCATATATCTAGAGGCCATAGGTTTTGATTGGTTAAAAGGTTCAATCGACAATATCAGTGGTGAAGAAAGTCGCCGTATGGTAGCACTTACACACAAATGGATGTTAAATGATCCAAATTATTGGAAGTTTATCAATTATAATAGAACATCCACCCCCAATCAACTAGTAATCAATTACAGTGACATATACACCCCTATAGGGGTAGATTCGTGGCTAGTATTGGATCAACTGATTGAATATACTCAAGTTAGCCATGTAGATCCACAGGTTAGAGATAATTATAAGAGATATGTAGATCAGCGTAATAAGGCAATGGAATCAATAATATGACCAATACAATATATTTAGACATGGATGGAGTAGTAGCGGATTGGCGGGCCAACGCTGTACGTGTAATAGGATATGATTGTTTTGATCCAAAACAAAGATATAATGCTGTTGATTGGGACAAGTTACGTAGTGATCCACATATATTTTTAAACTTACCCCTAATGTCCCGTGCTAATGAATTAGTGGATATAGCGCGAGAGTATAGAGACCGATTAGGTTGGGAGTTATTATTTTTAACGGCTATACCCCATAACAATGATGTGCCCTGGACGTTCTATGATAAGATCGAGTGGGTTAAAAAGTATTTTCCCGATATAGCAGTGCATTTTGGTCCCTATAGTGAGGACAAATATAAGCATTGTCAGCCCAATGATATATTAGTTGATGACAGGGTGGATAATTGTGATTCGTGGTCTGCTGCCGGTGGATTAGCCTTCAAAGTGGGATTAACCTTGGATGTTACTATAGAGCAATTGCAATTGGATCTACAGGCTAGGATAGATCATGCTATGAATACACGTAGACTTATAGTTGAACTATTATAGTGGGTTTTAATAGCCTAGAATAATTTTTTTGCGCTTTCGCTTCGCGAGGTAAGCGTCTTCAATCTATCTCACGCTCAAATTATGATCATGTGCTTGATCTATATAATTTTGTAGATTACGAATAAGATCACTGTTACGTAGTGTTTTATATACTAGATTAGCCGTAGAATATTCTCCGCCTGATTTGAGGCCTAAATGACGGAATTTACGTAATAAATTCATAGTTTTTTTAGCAGTTTCGACATTATTTGACTCTAAACTGTAGCCTATCACAGTGGACCATATATGTGACATACGTTCTATTTCGTTAACATCAAAGGGTCCGATATCTTTTTTTGGATGAGTAATCCAAGTTCTTTTCATCACACTATAAGCGGCACTAACAGCGGGATGATCCAGATCTTCCACATATAGTTCTACGGGTATGCCTTTAACTGTAACATCGTATTTGGCTTTGTATAGTAATCGTTTAGCATCAAACAGTTCAGCGGCTTCTCTATCGCAAGTAACAGAGGAATAATCTGCTATAAGATGCAGATCCAAATCGCTATGTTCTGTATAGTAGTAACTGACCTGTCCACCAGTAACACGTACATCTACCACATCAAATGGTACGCCAATAAATTTCTTAAAGTCTTTAGCCACTTTAATCAAGGCTGATTCAATCTCGGGTTGTAGTTGATCACCTTTCCACAATTTAGTGTTTAGTGTTTGATGTGGTTCAAATCCCAATTTAAAGTCAAGTATAGTCATAACAAGTTATTTATCAGTTAAATATCTGTATGATTGAGCAAAATTACAAAGGGCATTTGTTAGCGGCCCATCCTAAAAGAATGGAGTCTACATTGCGTAGGGGTTCTATATTAGTTATAGATCACGACAGTTCGGGTGCTATTGGACTACAGGTCAACAAGCCTTATTCAGATGCTATAACATTTAATACTGTCATGAAGAATGTGGGATTACAAGCGGATAATGATCAAGCGTTATATAATGGGGGACACGAAAGCACCAACCGTATACACGTCATACACACATTAGATTGGTTCAGTCCCACAACAAATAAGATAACGGATCAAATTGGAATCAGTAGTGATATATCAGTATTAACAGCCATTAGTAAGAATGAAGGTCCTACTTATTTTAGGGCAGTAGCGGGATTCACACGTTGGTTGCCCGGGCATATAGAGGGTGAAATATTAGGTGAAGATCCGTGGACCATTAATCATAGTTGGAGTTTTATTCCTGCCAGTCCTGAGATAGTATTTGGGTTAACTGAAGTGGATCAGTGGCATAGGATCATTGCCGATTCAAGCAAACAGCAAATATCTAGTTGGTTTTAATTTCTAGATTCCACTGATCAAATGTATCCCGCAAAATTGTATAAGCGGGATACATTTGATGTAATTCAATCTGGGCTTTATGATATCTGTCAAAATTAATTTTCATAGCAGATGTAATGGGTTTACCCACCACTTTTGAAATTATTTCTAAAACTTTTGGACTACCAAACATGATTTCTTTAATTGTTAGTTCTTCGTAACTTATTTCTTTTTTAAGTTCTGTAAATTGATTTTTTTTATTAATTAGATCATCTCTATTATTATATGTTTTTAACGTTGTTTCTTTAAGTATATGCACTATATTGTCTGTAGACATATCTTTCCATATGGGCATTTCAATCGAGTCTTGTTGTTTATCAATTACATTATTTTTTACCAGTCTTTGATAATGTTCAAATAGTCCATAATCTTTATTATATGGTTCTATATATTGATTCTTATAAAAATGATTATATTCGGAAAGAGCCACATCAAGTATATTTTCTACAACTACTCTAATCATGCTAAAATTTTTTGGATCTCTATTATATATACGTTTTATATGGTCGGGGTTTCCGCCGTGAATAATAATAAAATCATAATCACTATTCTTTTTTAATTGTTGCTGATCAGAGGTTTCTTTAGCATTTTCTATATTTTCATTAATCCATTCACCTAAAAATGTATGTGCATGACCTTGTGGGTAATCTAGAATTTTGTCTGTCTGAGTTTCGCAACATAATATAAGTTCTTGTATAAAATGACCGCCTGCTCCTCCCCAGAATTTTACCACATATGTTTTCACTATGTTAGTCCTTTTCGCTATTTAAAGAACTAAGCATACTGCGGATGTCGCCGGCTACCTTAATAGGAGTTCGATTAGGTTTATCGATACTCCACCCTTCAGCAGGTGTAGGCCTTTCCCATTTAACTGGTTCTTCAGTTGAAGTAGATACTGTACTAGTACGTTTAAACCCATTCATCATAGAACTACCACCGCTAGCATTAGATTGTCCACCGCCCTGACTAAAACTAATACTATCGCTATCTTCACCTAGATCAGTAATGCGTAGGGTATCAACATTAAACTCCAAGTCAACTTTCTGTCCAACACCGCTTGAACTACGTGTCTTCATAAACTGTATTTGATAACGTCCACGTTCTTTCATTGCTCTACTTGTAAAGATGCCGATCACATTATCCGCTGTCATGATCTTACTAAGTCCCCCTGAGATATGACTATGATCAAACTCAATTTCTTCAACAGCACTACGATTCAATTGACTAGCAGTAACAGTAATACATTGTGTTTCCATTGCTAGATTGCGAATCTCTTCACTTACATATTTGTCTTTAACAAACAAATCACTTGGACTAACTTTAACTGATAATGGCATCATCAAGTCCAAATAGTCAATTAAGATAACGTCAGGTTTACATCCTTTCTTAACCTGATATTCTTTTAGATATGCCCTAATGTCATTACAGTTCTTACCACTGGGCATATATTTGATTTGCAAGTTACCAGATTTTTTTCCTAGTATTTTTACTTTAAGTTCAACCTCGTCAAGGCTTTTAAAGATCTCTCTAGTACCAATACCTGTCATCATGCTATCTATACGCATTGATACTAATCCTTCTGCCAATTCGAAAGTTAGATACAATACATTAAGACCTTGTTGTGCCCAGTTCACGCCTAAATTTGCAAGAAACAAACTTTTACCACCACCTGATCCTGCACAGAAGATGTTGAGTTCACCTCTATTGAATCCACCATACAACTTGCGATCAATGCTGGGCCAACCTGTGGATATTTGACCATTACCGTCTTTAAGTTTAGTAAGTCGTGCTCTTGGATCTTCAAAGTAATCTGTACCCATATCCTTGTTCAGTGATATCTGTATAGCGTCTTTGATCAGTTTCTCAACTGGTCCATAGTCACCTGCTTCCAGCAGATCGGCACTCTCAATGATGGCACGTTCAAGTGCTTTATGTCTACTAAAGTTTTCAAACTCGTCCATCAGCCATTCATAGTTTTCTTTGGGTAATTGTATAGATTGCAGTTCAGATCTACAACTTGCATTAACAATTGCCACCTCGGGCATGATCTTATATTCATCAACGTATTTGGTAATGAATTCTGCTGTATCCTGGAAGCGTTGATCAAAATTCAATGGATCAAAGATATTTTGGCAGCGTACAAAAGTTTCAGCATCTGACATAAACATTTCCAAATATAGTTTCTGCATCTCTGCATTATAGTTTGGTTTTGGTTGTTTTTCTTTTTTATTCATTTAGCGCCTCTAATTTTTTCTGTAGTAGTTGTATTTTTATCTTATTTGTTTCGAGGTAGTGTAAGATTGTGGTTAGTGTATAAACTCTACCATATCGCTTCACAGCATCAGCAACGTCTTTAATATCATCTTCCCAAGGTGGTAAGCTCACATCCCACCCATTTGCCAGTGCTGCCTTTATTAGTTTAGCGCCAGGGCGATCTCTATCTGGTACCACAATAACTTGTTTACCCAAAGCATTTAATCTAGCGCATTGAGTTTCGTTAGGGTCATTAGTCATTATGGCCACACCATCTATAGCAATAGCATCAAACTGTCCTTCTACTACTATAACACATGACCTATCATAGGTCTGTCTATCTAGGTTAAACACGTAGCCGTTTTGACTATCTGTAAGATATTTAGGTTTACCCTCAGTGATCTTACGACCAGTATATCCTACCACCTTGCCATCCTGATAGAAAGGTATAAGCAATCGATCTTTGTATCCAGGAGCAGGAGTCCACATCCAATCATACCAATCTAGATCCATACCTCTGCTCACTAGGTATTCAAACACTCGAATCATGTCTTCTTCGGCGCCGGGCTTCCAAACTGCCAGTGCCCACTCTTTGAGTAGCATGGCGCCTTCCGGCAATGGTCGTTCCTCTAGTACAAAATTTAATGCCTTTTTAGTTTGGGGTTGATCTTCTTTAAACTTCAGTGTTATCAAACCCAATCGGCTTATATCAGAGTCGCCCATACCACACCATTTGAATAATGATTTAGTATTGGCACTGAGTAGTTTGCCCGGACTCCACCCTGCTTTAAATCCACAGTTGAAACAATGATAAGTAAATCCTTCATCGGTGAATAGAACGCCGCCACGTTTTTTAGTATCTGGGCGATCGCCCCTATTATGGCAGCAGACGGCATTAAAACTTACCCAGCCTCCGGATGTAAGTTTTCGATTAGGTGGTAGTAGAGCCTGTAGTGCAGCCTGAATTTCAGTCATGCACTATTTTAACTTCTATATAGTACTTTGTCAAAAGATCCGAAGAAATTAGGATTATCGTTATTTGGGTCAATAGGTCCTTTAGCGGGGATGTATACAATTCGGATATAGGTATATACGCCATTAAAGTTAGCATGATCAATACCAGTAAAGCCAGCATATACTTTGGTGTTGATAGTATAGTAACTGCGATCATCAGTTGGATTATTATCCAAAGTGCCTTGTATAAGCACCAATCCTTTGTATGCAGTCATATAAAGTGCAACAGTATGCAGTCCGGAGTTTCCGTTATATTCTGAATTAGCATATATATTTCCGCTTTTATATTCATACAAACGAGTGGATGAATTATATGTAGGAAGGAAACTAGTAATTTTAGTACTATCTTTCAACACAGGAAATACATCATTAGCCACATGTAATGTACCATTCATACCATAGTAAGTATTAGAATAAGCAGGAATATAAGTTCCGTCTAGTGTTCTCAATTTTACGCTGTAGGTATAACTGGATTTATCTAAATCTAGTGTATCGCTTTCGTCTAGGGTAAGCAGTGCCATACCTTTAGTGCTAGTAGTTTCAGGTAATACTTCCAGTACTTTCTCCACCATCATACGTTGATTTATAGCATCAAACATACTGAAGATAACAGTTTGTGTAGTAGCAACAGACACACGTTTTTGGTCGCTATTTTTAAATTGGATCCTAATTTGATTTCTGATCCCTTTTTGTATTGTTAGGTCTCGTTGATACATAACCTGATTTACTCCCCTGATTGTAGCGTCCAAATCTAGTGTTACATCGAGTTTGTTTGCGTATAAATAGATTGGTAAAATTTGCATAATGTATTTATTTAAACCCTAATGAGTAACCAGTTTCAGGACAACTTTCCCTTTGTATCATGCCTAAAGTCTAACGACAAAGAGTATGTGGGTATCATTATCAATTGTGATGAATATGTGACCAGCATGTATGATTTGGCCATGATAATCAATGAAACTCAGCGTAAATCTTTTTTAGAATTAGGTGAAGTATGGTGGTGGGAAAGCAATCGTAAAATACCAATCAATATATTTTTAAAAAGGGAGATGCAAGTTTTTAGAAGTTACATAAAGACATTCAACAGTAAGGATGTTGAAATAATGTTTGGACCCATAGTTAATCTACGTGAAATTGCCGAGAAAAGAATAAAAAGAAAATCAATACAACTAGTCAGAAATCCTAAGAATATCCGTAACTAAGTTGTTCACATATTAGATTCAACTGTACCACAATAACACTAGCATAGGAAACAGCATGAGCCTTCTTAAAGAAATAGGAATCTTCACTTTTAATCCATATTTCATCATTGATGGATTGGAATCCCTTGTCCTTGCATATTGGAATGAGATGTTTCTTACCAGGTCTGATCATGGCAAGGACTATGGCTAGTTCTAATATACTTTTAGGTCTCAATTCATTTAATAAATTGTGATATCCATTAATATGGAACAGTTGATTACATACATCTTTCTCGTATAGTAAATCCCATAATGGTTCTGTGTCAAGTAATTGAGTAAGATGTAGTTCATCTCGGACACCAACATAAGCACCAACATTTAAGAAATCGATCTTAAAGTATCCACGTTCCTCTGCAGATTTATAATCAATACTGGCGGTATCAGTTAATGGGTTGTAAGGAATTTCGTGACAATACACACCTGTGTTATGTTTCTTTCCATCTTCGAGACGTGCTGGAATATGCTTGATTATATCAAGTATTTTCTTTCTATCAGGAAAGTCTATATCTATGTCCATTATATTTGTTCAACCTTTACACCCGACATGACTAAGAATTTGATTCCCGCATCATCTCTATAGTTTTTACTATACCATACCCGACTAATACCTGACTGATGAATGAGCTTGGCACACTCGAGGCAAGGACCGTGAGTAACAAATAAGTCAGCCCCAGCCCCACTGTTATTAGACTTCGCCAATTTTGCAATTGCATTAGATTCTGCATGTAATACCTCTGGTTTAGTTTTTAGTTTATATCGACGAGTAGTTTCAAAACTTTCATTATCGTTTGCGACTACTACGGTTTCTTCAAATGGCCACTGTTCGTAAATCTCTTCAGGATCGAGCCAACCACCGGCACTACCGCCCATATATTCTTTATTCTCGCAGTTGTTATCCCAACCTGCGGGCATACCATTATATCCATAACTGATCACACTGTCGTCCTTGACAATGACCGCACCTACCTGTAATCGTCGGGCATGGCTAAGTTGGGCAGTACGAGTAGCCCAGTCCATATATAGGTCAATAAACTTTTGTTTCATAATACGGGTGTAAATCTTTCTAAGAAACTTTCCACATAGCAACTATATTCTCGATCACTAGATTCTAGTCTATAATGAATCCACATATGCCCGTTTAATTCAATTGTATGTAGTACAACAAATGTTTCGGTAATAGTGGCCCACCTACTTCCTTCTTTTGGTATTTTCATAGTTCGCCGCTCTCTGCTAGTTTTAACAGTAGGCTATAATGTTCGTAGGCTTTCTTTACTGCTGGATATTTGTTCTTAATATACTTTTCACGTTCTTTTAATTCAGTCATATGTTCAAACATTCTATAATGACCACGCTCATGTAAGTTATTAAAAACTTCTGCTTCGATATCTGCGATACGTTCTAACTCACTCTCTGCAATTTCCACTGTCAGTAATCTTTCAGTTTCAAAATTCATAGCATTCATTGCTGTTAATTCGTTATAGTCAGCAGGGTTGTTAAAATATTTCACATGCATACGTGTCATTTTATGGGCACGTTTGTTATCATCAATAACTTGTATATGATGATACTGTAGAAATTTTTTAATATTTTCTTGACTCATTTTATTCCTGCCTCCGAACATATTTCTTTTACCAGTGCAACATCCGCCGGGCTTTGTTTAAATTTCTTCATCCAAAATGGCACATCAAATACTGGAGCAATCATGACCAATTGTTCATCACTCATGTTGGCAATCATTGTTTTGCCTGTATTGCTATTCATTATAATCCAAAAACTAATATGACCATTAAGTATATCATGCACCGCTTTGTTTAGACTAACATAAGAAAAGTAATGTGCAAAATTTGCATTATGTGAGTCACCCCATTCCATCATAGTTTGTAGACTTCTTTGTACAGCACTTTCCACTGGTTCAACTTTTAGTATATCAAATAGGTATTTTTCATACATTTCATCTCTGCACCAGTGGTCCAATTTAACGCCACTTTTGATTACATAATCTACAAATTTAGTTGGATATAATGGATTAACATTATTAATAAAACTACCAAATTTTACAAAGGCATTATAGTAACTGCTGTCAGCAAAGTCGTCATATGATTTAGATTTCTTGGCATTTTGTGTCAATTGCCAAAAGCGATTAAATGCCATGAAACCCGCTTGGACACGTTTCTCATCTTTTTGTAGAGCACGACGTTTACGTTCGCACATATGCGCTACTAGAGTTTTATCTTTCATAAAACTCTTACCGCAATGTACGCAAGTATATGGTTGTTCCACCAATGCTATCATTCGTAGTCTTTCCGTTGCTTTTTATCAAACCCCATTTTATCAAAGAGTTCTTCTTTGTCTTTTTTCTCCATCATAGAAGCCATTAATTTAATATCACTCATTTTCATTGCTGGATATAGTTCGCATAATAGTCGTTCAATCTTATTTGCTTTTTCTTTTTTTCCTGCTGCTAGATATGGGTGATAGCAGTTAACTCCAGTTCCAGTTGCAGCAAACAATTTCCACAATAATGCTTTATGTTTCTTACTAAGATCCCAGTGATTTTTATTAACCATTTCGTTGGTCATTTCAACGTACCATTCTTGTATGTCCCTATCAGGCATCTGTACACTAGCGGTATATCTCATTAAGATATAAGGGCTAAATGCTTTCTTTTCTTCGTCTGTGAGATTATCATAAAAGTTGTAGGTCTTTTGATCTACTGCTTTAAGTTCTCGCTTAATATCAAGTGCCATAATTATACCGGATGATGATTAATATTGTCTTTATCTTTGCTTAGGTAGTATATTATTTTAACACGTTCTAATGCATTATGTAAAGCCGGATTGGTCTTAGATTCTCTACGTATATCTCCCCACAGTTTATCATCCATTATATGATCGTGCAGTGGTCTACCGTCACTAGTTCGGTTATCCCATTTCCATCCTACTGCAATATTTTCATTAGATCCGAATTCTTCTGCATAAGTTATCCCATTTCTTTGTGTGTAAGTGTACACAGCACCAGGCTTAAGATTTCCCATGTTACCAGCACCTTGTATAATCCACTAATTCACTTTGACGACTAACTTCTTTAACAAAATATGCACAGGTAGGTTTTGGGCCTGGCTCTAATGGTGTACATAATAATTGTCCCGGTTTCATCTTTGGAAAATACCATTTAACATCTTGATAGACATCGATGATATCAATCTCATGAAATTCGGGTCTAAAGCTACTTAATGGATTAAAGCAGAATGTTTTGAAACCGCGATCATTTAAACTAGTTAATGGCAGCACTTCCATATCAGGTCCTTCGGGATCACCAACAATAGCACACCAATCTAATGGCATAGTAAGTTCATGTTTACCTATTTTTAATACTGCTGCTGGGCCAGTAAATGACTCAAGGAATATTAGTGGAATAAAAAAATAGTCCGGGTTACTACTATCACTATTATCCAATACTGCGAATCTCAAATCGTCATCTACTTCTTCTGGTAGTTCGTTGAGATAAAATATCTCATTGTTTAGTGTCAAGATCTGCATTATATATATTTTACTTTCTCAATGTTAAATGGGTATTTGGCTTCTTTATAAAACCTCTTTCTTTCTGTCAAGTGTCTTTTAGCGTATTTGCTGGCTGCGGTTATATCCCAGATCTGTACGAAGTCTTTGTCGTCTGCTTTTCGAATACCGCGTCCAATCGATTGTATAACTCTAACAAAGCTTTTTCCGGGTTCCAAAAGAACCAGATTAAAAATACGAGGAATATTAATACCCACAGCGGCCACACCAAAAGTCGCCACAATAATCTTGTTATCACTTGTTCTAATCTCATCATACTCTTCTTTCCTGTCTTTAGTTTTAACCTGACCTGAAACAAACACCGCTTCTGGTATTTGTTCGATAATAAATTTACCTGAGTCAATTCTATTAACCAAGACTAAGGTATTTCCCGATGCTGCAATATTACGAATCATATTACTGATATGTGTCATCCTTGTGCTATCAGTAACAAGATATTTCAATTCTTCTGCATAACTTCCAAATTCTTTCCACTCTGCTGTTTGTACAACATTCACATGACAATTGCTTAATATACCCGCTTCTTGCAATTCATGTGCTTTTACCACATTTACCACTTCTCCTAGGCTTGCACGTAATGCTTGATACTCATGTTCTGCTTTTGGAATAGTTCCGGTCAACCCCCAACGGATTGGCACATGACTTAGATTCTGTGTGAGTAATTTCTTCAATACATCGGCTTTGGCCATATGTACCTCATCAACCATGACAGTTCTTACGTCTGCTAAAAACTCAGAAATTTGTAAAATTTCGTCATCATTTTTACTTTTTTTATCCCAAATATTTAAACTTTGCCAAGTGCAGATTGTATGTGTTTTGTTGAGATTTTTTCTATCTCCGTAGTATACACCAACGTCTAAACCAACGTTAACAAAGTCTTCTTCAGTTTGTTCCACTAGACTTTTGTTAGGAACAATGGTTATTGTTCGACCGTATTTTTCACAAATTTTCGCCAAAGTTGCGGTGGTAATTGTCTTACCAAAACCAGTGGCAATTTCTTGGAGACATTGAGGATTTTCTAAAAACTTATTAATAACATCAACTTGGTCATTTCGTAATCGAATAAGATGACCTGCAAAACGATGTCCTAAAGGCCATGTTTTTTCACCCCAAAAATCCTCAAAAATCTCACTAAATTCCAGGGTAGTTGGAACACGTTGATCTTCAACTTCAATGCAATAATTCTTACTTTCAATGTACTCTAACACCGGACCCAACATACTGAGATAAGTCGATCCACCAAGACCAAAGAAACTGATGCTACCGTCCCATCGACCCAATTTGAAGCTGGGTCTGAAGCGGGCAGTAGGGTCTTCGTACTTGAATTTTTTAACCAGAGCCTTACGAATGTCGAGATCTAAATTTTCAATCTTAACATTAACTTCATCTTTAATAATAACTTTACATGTACTCAATTTGCGGGCTCTTTGTTTTTTTATCTGCTAACACGTTAATAACATTATGCCTGTTTTTCATGAAATTAGCAAGAGTATAATGCACATTGTAAAAATTAAAGTTTAAAACACAATTAAATTTCAATTCAGAATCAAATATAGTCTTAGGAAGTTTTCCACTAAGGACTACCACTTTAGTTTTTTCAGATATGGGAGAATTTAATTTTTCTTCTTTGACAAATTTGTTAAAATCTCCACCAGTATCGCTGGGTAACCGGAACAAAACGCTAATTTCATGATTTTCAATACCAATGTCTTTTAATAATTCTAATGCCTGTTGCATTTTAGTTAATTCATTGCCACCGGGCACGGTTACAATACAAGGCAACAAATTTTTCACAATTGATTTTAAATCTAAAATTGAATTTTCTTCCAAATTTATGGAAAAATTGTCGGATGGGTCAGATTTTATGAAATTTTTGACTATTTCATTTTTATTACAATTATCCAATTCATTATTAACATTATTATCCCATGTAGTAATGCCAGCACGTCTTGCTTCAAATATAGATGTCAAAATATCGTTACTGGTAAGCGTCGGAACACTACTATGTACGTTGGAATATTTGGTATTTTTGCCATCATACATAAGCATGGGGATATGTTTTTCAATATTTGAAGTTATGGCCTCAATTTGAATAATAAAATTTTTAAATTCGTCATCGGCTGTGAAATTATAATTTTCAATCCAAGATGAAAAGAAATTTATAACTTTATCTTCCAGAGAAAAAATCCATAATTTGTCATCGGACTGCCATTCTGCTTGTAAAAACTCACCTCTTACTTTTTTAATCTCATTTACAAGTGTTTCCTCATAAGGAAACTTGACTTTAATAATTCTTTCAGAAATATGTGTGGATATATGTTTTACCATACTGATAGTTCTGATACTAAATTTAAATTTTGGATTGTCCAACAATGCTGTTATATCTTTGCCTAAATGGGCATTGATTTGTTGCTTGTATGTTTTTGAAATTTTTAGCATTATGACAGATTGTTTTTCTGTAAAACCTAAATTTCTGTAATTTACCTGCTCGTAGAAACTCTGTATCAATGTTGAATCATAACGATTGGTTTTAACTGACAGATATAAAGTTGGGAGTAGATCTTCAATATACATACAATTATTATACTACAAAACACAAAAGGACTCAAGTCCTTCTGTGTCAAATAACAACGTCTTCCATACCCGCTGTTCGGAGTTTGATAATATTACTTAGTTGCCATTGCTTGATATCTAAGCCCTTGATGATACCTAGCCATTGATTGCGTAGTAGTGCAAACTCATTGATGATCTTTTCCATATCAACCACATCTGCTTCGCCTTCTACATACTTTTCCACGTCTCTACTGCTGAGAGCACGTTGATAGTTTTCCAAATATTTCTTAAAAGTTTTGGAACGCAGACGGCGTAGTTCAATGTTTAGATATTCTAAGATGCCTTCAATTTCTTGAAGTTGATTAAATCGATGAGCAACAATACCAGGCAAAGCAGCAGAGGATTTTTCCACGTTTCCGTGGATTTTAACCTCTGCTCTTGCTGAGTCTAATTCAAGGTAATAGTAATCAATACAGCCTGGCAAGTGAGCAATATCTTTGCTTACTTTGCTGTACCAATTCACAATTACTCCTCGTCTTCGTCGTAAATATCGTCTTCGTCTATCTGATTTTCTTCATTGAATTCATCTACAATAAGTTGTATTGCAGAATCAAGATGTGAATCAAAACCCATAACTGACTCAAGAACTGACAACTCTACATCTTGTGCAATTAGAAAATCTACAAAATGTGTTGCTGCTGTTTCACGATTTTTCTCGGGGATATAGTCCTTAAAAGTGTCCCATACACCGATAATTTGATCTTCTTCCATATTATGCTTCCTCTGTTTCCACTGCCTCTACAGGCATAATAATACTATCATCCCACTCAGCCATAATTACGGTTAAACCGTCTTTGTCATTACTATTCCATGCTTTGCGGAATTGCTTGATGATCTCGCCATCCTTGGTTGTATAAACAAGACTATTGCCTTCTTTCTTTAACTTACCTTTGGCTTCAAACAAATCAACTAAACCACTAAATGGACTCATACCTGTTGAGTATGGAATCTCAACTTGTACTGATTCAAAAGGTTTAGAATAGCGGGTTTTCATAATCTTACAGGCTGAACGAATACCATTTACGGTGGTAGTTTTATTACCATCTTCGTCGGTTTTTAGTTTCAATTTACGCATAGCAACTACAATAGAACTAGCGTAGATGAAGCCTTGACCACCTGAAATTTTATCATCTGGATCAAACATGTCCTGACTTGCGTATGTGTGATTTGTACAAACCATACCAACATTCCACGAGCCAAACATATTAACACAGTTACGAACAAGTGATGTAAGTGCTTTAGGCTTACGACCCATGTCACCTTTCATTTCACCTGCTTCAAACTGATTTACATCAGTTGGAGTAAGCAACATACCTAAACTATCAATGACAAACAAAATCTTAGGACGACTTTCTTCAGGCATTAATTTATATTCTTTCATGAATTCCGATATGGTTTTTGCCACATCATCAATCATAGCCATATTGAGTTTAAGCAGTTTATCTTCACTGGTATTAACACCTAAATCCAACAACCACTTTTCATCAAGAGCGTTTTCGCTATCAACTAAGATAACAAAAATGCCTTGTTCTTGTGCGTGACGGATAATGTTTCCAGAGCAAATATAACTCTTTCCAGCACCACTTTCACCGGCAAATACTGTAACTTTACCAAGGGGGACTCCCCTAAAGAAGTCCCCAGAGATAAGATAGTTAAGAGCATAGTTACCAGTTGAGATCCAATCAGTTGGATCATTAAAGCCAATACCAAGACCATCAATGGACTTAGTAATTGACTTTCTAAACTTAGAAATATCAAATGCTTTTCCCATTTGTTACTCCTTAGTTTGTGGCTGCGTTACGATTACGAATCATTGCAATAATATCTGCTGCACGTGATCCTGCTTCGTTCTTTGGTGCTTCTTCTGCAACCACTTTAGCGGGTGTTGCTGCCGCAGGTTCAAAAGGGATGTCATCTTCCTCAATTTTTGCTGCTGGTGCTGCTTTTGGCGCTGCTGTACTGGCGCTACCAGTTGCCGAACCACTACCACCAAAGCCTGCTGGTTTGAAGTATTGACCCCAACGATCGCCATCATATGCTTCACCATCAACTGATGCTGCAAACATTTCTGCGATAACCTTGAGTTCAACTTCACCTGGCTTCTTAGGCAAATACGATTTCAAATCAAATAAACCATATTGTTTAATTGCTGCTTGTTCTGCCTCAGCAAGAGCACGTTCGCGACGAGCCCAAGTTGATGTAGAATAGTCAGCGTATCCACCTTTGCTAGTTTTAGCAATCTTGAAATCCAAGCCACGAACATAGTCAGTTGGCAATTCTTCGATCTCAGCATCCATCAACGCATTCTTAACAATGTTAAAAATTTGTGATCCGATAATGAAACGACGGATTGGATTCTCAGGTAATTTTCCATCTTCTTGTAGTTTGCTGTCACCGACAAACCCTTGGAACAAGTAAGATTTCTTTTTCCAGTACTTACGACCCATATCTTCCAAAGACTTGTCTTTGAACCATGGACGGACTTCTGTCAATACTGGACATGTTTCGCCCCACATTTCCATACAAGGAACTTGTACAGTAACAGGTTTGCTATTTGTTTCACCTTTAATTCCAGCGAAGGGCAATTTGATCATTGCACGTTCAATCCAGAAGAATGTGTTGTTTGGATCTTGGTCAGGTAGGAATCGAACTGTGGTAGTTGAACCTTCTGGCATATTCCAATGGGGGTAAATTGCGTTGTCTCCACCTGCTGAGCCACCGGTGTTTTGTTGAGAACTTGCTTGAAGTTTTGCTCTAATTTCTGCTAATGTTGCCATAATGTTTTGCCTTTATAAAATGTATCATGCCGCTTTCTTAAAGCCAACTGACTAAAAGAAAAACTGTGCATAGCATTAACTATACACAGTTTTATTTATCATCGCAACCTCGATGGCTGCTTATTTTTGCCAATTCTGTTATCTTGTATAATCTTATAATTTTTCATATATTAAATGAGCCCAGTTATCTAAACTAACAGGCCCAGGGTGTGTTAAATCACGCCCCTTATCATAACAGGTTAGTAACGGGCCTGTGAATTTACCCCCAATCTTATAAGTGTAATCATTCCAAGTCCAATGCTGCTGTTGTACATTAGGCCACTGTTGCATGACGCTGGCCTTGGTTAAATTGAAGTAGGCGTTACCGTGATGCTCATAATTCCAAGGGCCCAAATTACCCGTGTCAGGTGTAGTCCAAGGGCCCCAGCATCTGTGCAAGTTATTCGCTTCAAAGCAGGCTACCCTGCTAAGGCCTGGCCATATATACACGCAGGCTTTGGGTGTTATGTTGTGATCAACTAGTTGGGTAGTCAAGGCCCACATGTGCATGGCACTGCCACCAGCAATACCCATATTGACTACAGGATAATCTACAAGGCTATTAAGGCGGGATGGTAATGTGTCAATATCATCTACTCCAACCCCAAAAATAAAACTACAGCCAAACACTAATATGCTGTTAGCCCAATCTATAGAGTTAAACTCAGCCGCACGATACCCGTGGCTGTTAAGTGTATACTGTATTTCCTTAGTATGATAAGTCCAGTATATGGATTGTTTAATTCGATTATTTTCAAAATTTTCAAGGCTATCCCAACCGTAGAACTCAACCTTGCCTATCTTATCTTGCTCAGGGACTGAACGTAATATATTAAACATCAAACTTTAGGACCAGAACCCTCACCAAGACCGGCTAATTTTCTAATACTTGCTAATTCAGCACTTTCATGTTGATGCTTCTGACCTACGCCCATTTTGTCTGCGTGGGCATCTAAACCTTTCTGAGTTGTTCTACTTTGGTCGCGTTCTTTTTCTAAGTCTTGAGTAGTCAATGGTGCCTTACCTTGCTCTTTACGTTTCCATGCTGGTACTTCACTTGCCTTTGGACCGTCTTCATGTTGTTCTTGGTCACGTTTAACACCAGCAGCATCTAAATATGCTGCGCGGTCAGCATAACTGTCGCGATGCACATTCTTATTATGCGGTTCAAGTTCTTTTTGTTTTTGTGGATCGGTTACATGTTTTGATGGATGCCAATCATCTTTTTCTTCCATTTCAGGTTGTCCAATGCCTTCCACCTTTTGTTTAATTCTGCCTAAGATTTCTTTCAAACCATCAACACTTAAACCATCACCTTGGTCTACTGGTTTGTGTTTTATACTGCCATGTTTTTGGTGCCATTCTTGTGTTAGTTTATTAATAAATGCCTCTGCCATTTCGTATGCTTGTTCGCCTGCTTTTTCTCCGAACTTTTCAGTAACTTGTTTTTTGCAATCCAATGCAATGTTCTCTGGAGCACGGAATGGACCAACGCTTTCGTTGGATTGATTGTAAAAACTCTTAACAATCTTGGCTACTTCTTGAACCATACTGCTCTTACCTTCTGCTACTGGAACTTCAGGTGCAGGAGGTGCTGCCGGTGCAGGTGCAGCGCCCGCCTCAGGTGCAGGAGGTGCTGCCTCGGGTGGAGGCTCTTCACCAGTACCACTCATGCCCAATGCTACTAATAATTCTGGATAACTTTCTTGAGCCCATAATTTCATAATTTCAATACCGTCGCCTGATGGATCTAATTGAGTTGCTGCTTCTAATTTATCTTTAAGATCGGCGTCATCTAAACCTAACTCACTAAAAAATTGTATTGCTGTTTGTCCGTCTGGACCTAATTGTAAAGGATTGCCTGATGCTTGTAAATCACTTAATGCCTGTTTTAATTCCATTATTTGATCGTCTGTAAGTTTGCCTTGTTCTGTTGCTTCTGCCCATTCTTCAAATGTATCAATACTTTCTGCTGCTGATTTTTCTTTTGGAATTGCCTGTCTTGCTAAATGTCTTGCTCTAGAATGACCGCCGTGCTCTGCACCATCTGAGCCTTTGGTATTTGTAGGTTCGTCTTTTTTATCATCTTCTTTATCTTCATCTTCCCAAGGTGCTGCTGCTTCTCCAACATATTCTTCAAGATCAACTGCGTTAGTCTCACTCATGATGCTGTGTAGTAGTGGGAAGAAACTAGTTAGTTCTTCTTGGAAATTTATTTCTGTAAATTTACTTTTATAATCTTCTAATGTTACTGCGTCAAGGACCATTTCTTCTGGTGCTCCGCCGCCTTGACTTGCCATTTCAAAATCTTCTCTCCATGCTTGATAGTGGTGACGTTTTCCAAGTGCTGCTACTCGTGCTTTAAGTTCGTTCATGTGGCCTATGGCTCGTTCCGCAATCCCATGTGCATCGGCGTGCAAGGAACTACGTTGTATATGTCGTTGGAATTCGCCTAACTTCGCAATATTCTCACTCATTTTAATAATTGCTTTGCCTGCTGGATCATGTGGAACACCACCATGATCTACGTGTTGTGCCATTGCAAACGCACCTGCTGTATGTATAAATGGATACTTGAAACGTTCGCCATCGTGGTTTTGTATAAAGATTGCCTTGATGTTTTTGCTTTGGCTACGTGCGCCTGGATATGTTTCTTCTACTGCTTTTGCGTGACGTACAATAACTTCTGTTTTGCCTTGTACAGCACGGCTGGTTTTGCTGGAACTCTTGTGGTTCCAACGTGATTCGTTCATTTTATTATCGTCGGCCGCAGCACCTTGTTGTTTTTGTTTTTCTTTTTCTGCTTTGAGTTTTGCATAGTATGCCAATAACTTGTCATCAGTCTTGGCTTGGCCGCTTCCTTCAGTTTTCTTTCTAGGTTCGTATTTGATATTAGAAATGGCTGCTAATTGTTCAGGATCGACATCTCTTTGATTTGCATATTGCATTCTGTTGATACGATCTCTTAACATGTCAGCAGTTGTATCATATTGGTCGTCATCTCGTTTCATTCGCTCAAGTCTATATGCTAAAACATCAATTTCGTGTTGAGTATGGGCTTTGTCAAGGTCGCTAGGGCCGCTAAGTGGTCCGCCGCCAAGGCTACCACGATTCATAAAGTCGGCGTGCATTTTATCTAATTTCTCATTATGACGGCGTTTGCGTTCTAAACGATCAGCATTTCTTTCTTCTGGGCTATCAGTAAAACCTTGACTTTGAACACGCTGACGAAATTTGTTTAAAGGATCATTTTCATTAATAGTGCCTGCTTGTCTATTGTTTTTAGTTTTTTTATTTTCGTTCATAGTATTCATATCTGGTTCTTCCTTAGGGCCTTGTGTTGCGGCCAAATGTTGAAAATCGTTCTTATCTAAATTATTCTTAGCAATGTCTCTTGTGTCAAATCTCAGCAATCTACGCATAGAAAATAGTCTCATTTCTTTAAGGAAATTAAACCACATTTGTGTAGCAACATCGTCTTGATTTTCTGTAATACCTTGGCTGTAATAGATTTTTAAACTGCCGAGATCGTTTAAACTGATGCTAACACGACCAAGATTAACACCTTCATTAACAAAGTCAAAATCAAAGAAACGTGCTTGTGCTGGGTCAATGGTAACTGCACCAGTTTCGTCACCCATTTCTAAATTGGTAAAACGACTGCGTACTTTGTCAAAAAGGTCTTGGCTGATAATTTGTATAGGTTTCATATTGTTATTTATTTAATGCTGACTAATATATATGGGCATGGGCATGAGAAATTCGTCATCTCTTTCCTCACGCATACGGTCATATATAGCAGGATCCCATTCTTGTAGCACCAATATCATACGTATTGCCAATAACATACTGCTAACAAGGTCATCATGATGCCCTACTTTGGCTTCAAAACTCATACCTTTAGCAATGTAAGTTTTTAATTCACTAATAAATGGTTTAGAATGTATGCGTAATCTATCACTTTCTAATAGGTATTTTAACTTGGCACAAGCATTAATTTTACTAGAATGTGTGGTGTTAAATCCCTTACGGAAGCGGCGTACATGTCCTTTCTTAATAGGCTCACTGAGAAATAATCCCGGCACACTTTCTTCACCTATTTCTTCAAGTGCTACTAGTGCCGCTTCACCTACACTATTATTTTCTATGCTGTAATAGATACTAGATTGTACACCTTTTGCTGCACATTCATCATTAATGTAATTACAAATATCTCTAAGAATTCTGACTTGTGATTGTACAATTGTTAAATTATGCTGCCACTCACCTACTTGTTCAAAACTAGGTATTTCAACTATTTGAATTGCAGCAGGGTCTCCGCCCGTACCTAGACTAGGATCTAATGCTATCATATAGGTACTCATTGGATTTATTTTTTTATACCAACGACATTGGCCCATACGCATACTAGGTTCATCTCCCACCATCTCAGCCATTTTCATACTGCTGACCAGTGTTTCGTCATAGACTAAGAATTCACAATCGTGTTCTCGTTTAAATCGTTCTTCACCGATACGGCTACGTTCAGTTGCTGCCCATTCTTCATCACGGTCTGGATGCTCATGCCAAAATGCTCTAAATGGAAAGAATCCATTACGTCCTACCCGTTGTTCTTCACCAAACTCGTCAAACTTATAGTTGGCTTCTTTCCATATTTGTGCAAATTGATCTTCATCACTATTAGGAGTTGATGTAATAATTGCCTTACCACCAGTTGCTAGCGTAGGTGATATTGAAGTCCAAAATTCACTGGCTACGTTAGGCGGAACGAATGCGAACTCATCAGCGTATAGTAATGATAATGACATACCACGACCGGTTGTTTCAGTGGTTGTCTGTGCAACAATACGTGATCCATTTTCAAATTCAATGCTTTGTTTATTATAACTTGTAGCACCTGCACGAATCATGTCAGGACATAATTCATACGCATATCTAATACGATTCATAATTTCTTGAGCACCTGTATATTTGTGTGCTGCAATTAGAATAGTACTATCAGGCACAAACATAGCAAACCAGAGTAGATATCCTGCTGCTGTAGTTGTCTTACCAGTTTGACGAGGTAGTAGATTTACGTTGAATCTATTTTGATGATAACTATCAATTAATCTTTTTTGGTATTCAAAAGGTTCGTATAATAACTTACCTTTAGTAGGATGTTGAATATAGAAAAAATGTTCTAAGAAGTAGTGTGGGCCGTCAATTGGATCTTGACAAGAGGCGAGGTCTAATAAATCTTGCTCTGTAAATTTTTGTGTTGCGTGGGCTCGTTTTACCAGTTGCCCGTCTAAGTTTTTTGATCCCATAATCTTATTTACTATTTCTAATTAATAGTGTAAAATAAATATATTATGTTATTCAATAATCCTCCAAAAATATTAGCACATATATCATCTGCTAAGAATAGTAATTTTGTATTACCAGAATATATTCTAAATTATACCAACAATACAGCAAATTTATTTCATAGATTTTGTCCTCACAGGATGTATCCATTGCATTCAACAGGTGATCAAGTAACAGATATAACTTGTAAATTTCATAATTTTAAATGGAGTGCAGATGGTACTCCTATTAATAATCCAAAAAAATTACAATGTGGCAACGCTACAGTTGGACGTTCTGGACTGGTATTTAAAAATTTTCAAGAGCCCAATCACCGATGGGTTGATGACTTAGAAAAAGAAAAAAATCTAGTATATAGTCACTCATATCAAGGAGAAAGCAAAGGTAGTTGGTTATGGTTAATGGACGCCGAAGCCGATTTACTTCATGTTTCCAAAAACGGAATTCATCCGTTTTTATCTCAGCAAATTAATTTAGAAGATATTAAATTAGATCAAGGAGACGGTTGGATATTACAACATCATCCCGGTGGATGGTGGTTATATATTTTTCCTTTTACATTTGTTGAATACGGTGCTTCGGGTGCTGTAATGGTTAATACAGTTATTCCAGACGACTATAATAGCGAATATGGCTATAAATGGATTACACAATTTTATTACGATCCATCTGTAAGTCCAGATAGGAGATATCTATTTGAAACCCTTGAGCAGGTATTTAAAGAAGATGTTGCTACTACTGAATTGCAAAAAGGTAATTATTTTCCATTAATAAAACCAATGAATCGATACGAAGATCATTGTGTTCATTTTGGCAAATGGGTTAAGGAAAATAAAAATTCTTCATAAATTCTTGATAACTTATTTTATAATTTCCTTGATGGCTTTTTCCAAATTTTTCAATTTCTTCAAGAACAGGGTGATTTTTAAAATTATCGTGCCCTATTATTTTTTCAAATCCAGTATACTTAGTTCTCGGCTGCAGATCAAAATTACTGTATCTATTGTAGATAATTGTTCTACTCGAATATGTGCTTAATTTTCCTACATGTTGATTATTTGCTAGTTCTACCATTCTTGGATCTATCATAAAGGCTGCAAACATTTCTGGAGTAAATCTACTGTAATGCGTTGTGCCATGTATACCATATAATTTAAAATAATTATATATAGAAAAATCATTTTCTTCTTCAGTTAGATACCAAATGTTATCTTCTTCATTTTTTTTAACGTATGGTTCACCGTCTCCTGAAATTACGGTGCCATCTAATAGTCCCGCAGCATACGCTATTGGTGCTCTTCCAAACGCACTTGATTTCATTTTTGTACATATATCGAAGATTTGCCCCGATTCTACAAATTTATCAAAATCAATATCTATAATTAATGGCTTAATATTTTTTGATTTGCAAAAATCAAAAGCATATTTAATATCGTGATAATTATAATCGGAATTTAATTTTACAATAACAGGAGTTACATCCATCCCTAAAGATAAAAAAACACTTAAACAATGCTCGCTATCGAGTCCCCCACTATAAAGTATATGAAATTTTCCTTGTTTAAGATCGTATAATTCTTTAGCCGCTTTACAACTTTCAACATAAAAATTATCAACTTTGGAAAAAAGCGGATCTATTTCTACAGTAAAAGAGGTGCCGTGGCCGGATGTTCTAACATAATTATTTTTATATAACGGTATCATAGAGCATATTTAATAAAAAAAATAGCCTCCGAAGAGGCTATTCGGATTTGCTATTAACTATTAATCGTACTTGTTGTACTTGTCTCTTATTTTATCAAGATCTTTTCCCTCTTTACCAGATTTGGCCAGTGCCTTCATACCATCTTTACCATACTTTTCATTGCCTTTGGCTGCACGACTCATGGTCTTTCCTTCGCCTTCATTTACAAACTTTTTATAATCAGCCATCAATTGTTGTTCCATTGTGGCCTTAGGCATATTGCCATCCATTCTATCACCTTGGCCAGGTTGATTTTCTTGATTTGCAAACTGATTAGCACCAAATGGAGGAGGCTTACGTGGATCAGATGGACTATTATCGTACTGACCTTCATCTGTTTCTTCTTCATCTTTTTCTGCTTTGTGATCATCCATGTCGTGATCGCCGTCATTGTCAAAGTCGCCGTGTGCTACGCTAACATCATCGCCTCCCTGGTCCGGGCCCTGATCGTCGCCATCCATAGGATTTAATTTATCAATCATGGAACGCATATCAGATGCAGGATCGCCGCCGCCCATTTCTGGTTCAGCAGTTAATGCTATTGCCGGTTCGGCACCCATTGGCTCTTCAGCACCTGGTGCTTTTCTTCCTGCTAGTTGCATAATAGTTGCTAGCATGTCGCTTAGTTCATCACCGCTACCTGCTGTCATATTGATGCTTGCTGGCATTGGAGGACGCTCGGGCATGCCGCCCATCATACCCATTTCAGGCATAATACCACATTCTTCTACTTGTTGGTTTTCTTTAACAATGCTAGGATTTTTACTATCCAACTCTGCTAAACGTTTCATTACATCGATCATTTGCATAATTATTTCCTTATTGGACTTTGTGTACCTGCTGGGCTATCAGTGTTAAACTTAGCGGCACCTTCAGTTGGTATCTCTTCACCACGTGCTTTACGTTGGAGTTTAAGAATATCATTTAATTCTTTAACAAAACCACTATTGTACTTATCACCATAGTAATCTTCAAATTTAGGATCACCTGCTTCTGAATAATTCACATCGTTTAACAATGCACCTTCACGCTTTGGATCATTATGTTGGTATTCTTCAGTATGTTCAAATGGACTACGTACTACAAGATGGCTCTTGTTTACCCCCAATGATGAACTTAGGTATTCTGTTAGTTCTTGTTGTGTTGTAGGGTAATCTAAACTTACTTCATAGATATTCACTTCACAGTTTTTAACTTGAGGAAAGTCTAATGGTAATGTTTGGATGGGAGTAGTACCGGTCTTCTTAAAGCCGCTAACTGCAAATTTGCTCAACAATGATTTCATTGAAGATTCTTGCTCAGTTGTAAACTCCCCAGCAACTTTCACACGGAAGTCATACTTTTTAGTTGACTCGGATAGGTATTGAGTAAATGTTTTCATAGTATTATTTATTCATATTCTTAAGTTTTTCCAGGATACTATTACGGTCTGTAACAATATAGCCTTCGCCTTCTATAGTGTCACCGTTCTTGTCACCGTTCTTTTTATCAATGGCTAGTTTCTTGATCTGAAGATCAATCATCTTCAATTTCTTGTCAATTTTAGCACTTTTAGCAGTAATTGCCGCATTAAGCATATTAGCAGCAACTTCAAACATTTTTGCACCATGACGTGCTTCTACATTCATACCCAAGTCCATTAAATCATCATATGATTGTTCTGCCTTGGCAGCAAGGGCATCAAACTCACTATCACTAATATCCCCTAGCCCTTTTACTTGTGGTAATGCTGCGGCAATTTTATCAAATTCTTCTAATTTATCTTGTAAATTAATAGTAGTTACAGGTTCGGCATCTACACTAGTTGGAACTATTATAGGTTCTTCAACTGAATCAATGTTAAGCAGGTCTTCAAGTTTTTTAGTCATAACATTACTTATTTCGTTTTTTTAGTGTTGGAAAAAATATCGTGCTCGTTAATTACCCTAAACTTTAATCCTTGCTGTTGTGCCCATTTATTAGCAGCAGCCCACTTGGCCATATTCTTAACGTATTGTGCTTGATTGTAGGCGTTTTTACCAACTTTTTCTATTAGCATTTGATTAGCAGGTTTAATTTCTATAAGTTCTGCATGTTTTTTCATATTCTTATCAATATAAGAAATTAAAAAATCAGGAACATAAACAGTGGGCTTTCCTGTTAGCGGATCTCTGTATGGTATCTTTACAGGTTCGCTAGCCCATTGTTGTACACTAGGATTATTATCACAAAACATGCAGAATGTTGTTTCCCAACTGCTTCTGCAATAGGGGGGTTTTGTCCCAATATATTTTTCAAGATTTTTTACCTGATAGACACTTTGAGCAAATTTTAAACTCATAGCATTAGTGCTGATTAACTATTATTTTCACTGACGCAGCCGGAAATGTGCCTGTGCGTACATACAACTCATATGAATTACCAGTCGTTATTGTTAAAGGATACGGAAGAATGGCAGCACCGTTGGCATCAACAGTAAACACTCCAGTTAGCGGGTCATTATTTATGTCACCGGGTAAGAAAGTATATGCTGCTCCTTGTATGCCCCAAGCATTATTTACTCCCATTTGAATATCTATCTGATTAGGAGTATTTTCATAAAATATTGCCTCATAAAGTTTAGTAGGGGATCCTATGGTGCCAGAGTATCCAGTAGATCCTTCCACTCTTACTCTATATGTTCTATTAGGAGAAGAACCTTCTATACCATAATATATACGTTGAGTTGAGTGATCTGCTGCAGATATTAATATTTTTGGGTATATTGGATTACTGCTACTAATAGACTGAAACGCGGTTGATCCACTACCAAATGTTATATAACCATTTGTTCCTACGTATACTGAAGAATAACTAGTACCATCAAATGTGATACTAAAAGGCAAACTTAATGTCCAATATCCATCATCAACGCTTCCGCTACTCGGAGTAGTTGATGCAGTTAGTGATGCTGCACCTAGCAAACTATTTGTAATTGAAGTTCTTGTTCCTATACCAGAACCTGTGGTAGTAATTCTATTACCAGTGTTTGGAGATGTTTTAAAGCCTGTAATTGATCCAGTCATAAAACTACTAGCAGTAGCAACTCCTGAAACTGCGTTGGTTTCTACTAAAGTTGAGCTTATTAACATTCTAGCTGAAATAATATAAGAAACAAGGGTACCATTAGGTAAATTTGTTGTTGCTAAACTAATTGTAGCGGACTCGCCAGTAGTTAAGTTCATTTTATCTGAAGTTAACGATAAGGTTGCTTTATTATTGTATGCAAAAAGAGTCGAAGTTCTTGGCCATACTTGTCCGCTAGTTCTTCTATAACTAGAATTTGCTATAGGATAGGGAGTAGGATATAATCCTCCAACTTCTGCTTCCTTTACTCGTGTTCCTTGTTGAAATATCATATTTTGATTACTAGAAGTTGACCAAGATAGAAATCCCGCATCGGTGCCATCTCCGGCGCCGCCAGTAGTGCTACCTAAAGTAGGTAACGATACAGATGCTATCCATTTACGAATTTCAGGTTGACGCATCCTTGGATATTTTTCTAATACACATGCTAGTACTCCACAAACATGCGGACATGACATACTAGTGCCTGCATCTCTGCCAAATTTATTATAGGTATCTGTAATTCCTAATGTTGCTGCTCGTGGATCATTAACGACTCCTGATGCATAAGAAGTAGTATCAATTACACTTAATGTACATTCTCCTGGAGCAAATACATCGACTCGTGGTCCATAGTTTGAAAATTCTGATTTATAATCAGTTGACAGTAACCCTGTATAGCCTCCTCCAAGACCAAATACATAGTTAATGGTAAGACTACTTGTTGGTCCTGTTTTTACTGCTCCGGCGGCACCAACACATATAGGAGAATAATCTAAACTGTAGTTGGAGCTAGCTGCTTCATCCGCAGAACCCGGACTAGATCCTCTATGATAATAGACAACATTACCGTCGTATACTGCATAATTATTATAATCATCATTTGGATTAGAACTAGGTTTGGCTATATGAAAAAAACTGTTTCCAGCTGAACATACATTAATAACTCCTGCCTTAGCAGCATCAATAAAATTAGCATCTGTTCCTGAATCTCTCGCAGGAAATCCATTACCAAATAGTCGAGGTATTCCATAACTTTGAATATCTGCATCATTCCATACATAGGTACCTAGACTACCACTAACGGGATAATAATCAACTCCTCTATAATGAATTCTTGATGTAAATGATTTTAAATCACTATAAGTAATACTGCTTGAATATCCCCAACTGTTGTTTGTTATTGTGGGATTTTTAAATCCTGTTAAAGGATTAACAGGTTTACGTTGATGAAAATTTGTAACTGGTACAATTCCATCGTTATATGTAAGATTATATATATTAGAATCACGAGCATGACCCTGAGTATTACCTGCTACTGTTCCAGATGTATGTGCTTGGTGACCGTTTTCATGAGTTTCATAACTATAATTTTGAAAAGTGTAATTCCTCCAATTATATTGTACCATTCTAGGATATCCAGTACCATCTGGATTTTGTGCGTATTCTAGTGTTACAGGATATGGTAGTCCCCCGTCCACTATAACTACATCTACATTTTTCCCCGAAGCATCTGATAAAACAGTAGTGGTGTTCAGAGTATATAATCCACCACCCCAATTATTAGGATTAACTTTTGCTCTTGTTCTAAATAATCCCCAATCTTTATCAGTACCGGTAAGGGCAAATGCCTTACTAAAAGTTGAAGTAGTTGCCCAATTATGCCGTGTTATTGATATCTTCCTATCAGTAGGATTTAATTCAACAGCAGAAACTCTCGGATCATGGGATAATGCTACGGCTTCTTCATATGTTAAAAGATAATCGGTATTTCTTTCTAATGGTCTCCGATCTAAACATTCAACCACTCTGTTAGGTATATGTAATGGTCCACCTAAAGTTTCCATATCCAAATATAAACTTTCGTTGTCTTCCCAATTTTTAAGAGTTACAACAAATCTTCGGTTGCCTTCAAATAACGGATTACCTAGGTTTGCTAAAGGTAATCCATTTGGACCTAATGGTAGATGCATAAAATTAAGCCTCTAATTGAATTAACTTTAGTGTTACTGTTATTGCCGCAGAATTATCACCGTTATTATAAATTTTAATCGGAATAGAAGCCGAGGGTACATTTTCACTACTATATCCTATTAGAGCAGGACTAAAGTATTGGGTTGTTCCACTTGTGTTAATTACTTCAGCAATAACTCCGCTACCTGGATTAGGGTCTGCTGTTATAATCCTTGCAGAATCTGCTGTTCGAGCGGCAACACTTGAATACACTGTTACCCATGCTGCTACACTTGTTTGAATAGATAGTAAACCGTATCCTTTAAACCCTGTTATTTCATAATTTCCACTTGTACCAGTATTTAAACTTGCACTAGTAACTGATGCAGAACTACGAGACGGAGTACTACCACCTGCTGCACTAATAGTACCATCGCCAGTGATTGATATACCAGTACCAATTTTAACTCCTCCCAGTACTGAGCCAGTTGCGGTATTTAATGTGTATATCTCGCCACCAGTACCATTAACCCACTTTGCTCCATTATATTTTAAAACTTGTCCTGATGTAGGAGTAGTAAATGTAACATCTGATAGATTAGATAATGCACCAGCACCACCACCTAATCCATCATTTGTTAATTTATTTTTTAAATCTTGATAAGAATATCTACGTGTAAGACCGGTATTAATTACAACAAAAGTTGTAGAAGATGTTATATTTGATACCGTTGCTAATGTTGTAATATTTGGCATTATTGTTTATTCCATTTTATTTATTCTTTATTTATTCTGTTATTAATAAATCATTATTTTCATCAGTTAATACCATATTATTTTCATCAAGTAAGGCTTCTGGGCCAAATTCTTCTGTTGTTAAAATATCGCCGAGTTCGTCTGTTATATCTTCTCCATTTTCATCAGTTAATATAATTGTACTACGTACAGGAGGTGGCGGTGGAGGATTTGGAATAAATGGTATATAACCGTCTATAATATTTCGTTGTATTTGTAGATTAGGTTTAAATGTTTGAGCATAACCCAATGAACTTGTTTTAAATCTATTATAATTTAATATTTCAGATACAAGCCCTGATAACTCAACATTACTTAATCCCCTTAATGTATCTAATATTTGCATGGGATTGTACCCATCTTGTTTGGCCTGAGTTATAATGGTTATAGCAATAGATTCTGCTGAAACATCTCCAAACCCTCTATTAACAAAATAACTTTTCATGGCGGCTAGTACCAATGAACTAATTTCTATTGAAGATGTTTGATAATTATCAAACGCTTGAACTGTTGAATTATATTCTGCTTGTTCAGCGGGCGGCACATTAGTAAATCGTTGAGCCATTTTTAACCTCTAGGCGGAAATAATATTGCAGCAGGATTTGCTCTGATCTTCCCATCTACTGTTGTATTAAATCCCTTAAATATATTGATACCAACGCCACCGGGTAATGTAAAAACACCCGGTTGATCTTCTTCGCTTGGTGGGCTTGCATATTTTCCCGGACCACTGCCTATTTGTCCCATTACACTGCCAGCAATATTGTATACAGTGGCTTTTTGTCTTGTTAGTCCACTTTGATTTATATAATTTTTAGCAAGTATTGTTCCAAGTTGTTGAAGTAATCCTGCTGTTTGTGGTCTAATTACTCCATAGGCTCTAGAGTTTCCACGCTGGTCGTAGCCAGGATTACCCTGTCTAGGAGGTGTTCCAAATACAGTATCTTTACCTCGTTGATCAAACCCTGGATTACCTTGTCTGGGTGGAGTTTTAAATACCGGTTGACCAGTTTCTGCGTCAAATGACGATTCTCCTCTGGGATCGTATACAGGCGAATCGAGTAACCCTGCAACATTATAGGGACTTGGCTCGGTGTCATAATACTGTGTTGCAAATCCCGGTGGATTTTGAGTAGGTTGAATAATCCCACCATCATATATAACACTTTCGTATGCAAGTGTCATTTTATTTTTTAAAATTTTAGTACCTTCTTGATCAATTGCATCATGATCCCAATTAATAATTTTAGGATTAACTAAAGTATATCTAGTAAATTGATGTTGATGTAAAACATATAAACGTATTTGATTAAAAAACGGAGTCAATTTGCCATTATCATATAATCCATATCTATAATCACTTTCTGAATATTTTGTATCACTAAATGCCCGAGCATTTAAATTGCTATCATTAACATAATTCTTATAATAATTTACCCACATATTATGTGTAATATCACTGTTATCGTCATGGAACTCTATACTAACATTGTTATAGGTAATTTTAGTAGCAACTTGTGTTTTTCTATTATATTGATTTAATGTTTCATTAGCAATTGTAAATTTAGGAAGATCTGCTTTTTTAGCAAGCAATCCTACATCTAACCAATCGTTATTTGCCCACCAATCGTATTCTGGACTTATACCAGAACGATTGATATCTAATTCTACAAAATACAAAAACCCCATTTTAGGGGCTCTAGCATATGTACTGTCGACATACAAACCGCTGGCATGCTGATAGTCCTTCATTATAGGACCATATCCCTTACCAGTTAAAAAGTTGTTAAATGCATTTCCGTCGCTCATAATAATATTTAGCCAAAGAAAAACCTGGCTATTAAACCAGGGTTTTCTAATTTAGTTAATGTGATTAACCTGTTGTTAATCCCTGTGCTGTCGGTGGTCTTACAACACGACCAATATCTAAGCCAATGCCGCTGGCTGTTCCACCAGGTGCTTCTAATTGGATTGCGTTATCAATAGAGATTGTCATCTCAATTTCTAATGGATCGTTCTTAGCATAATCGCCACCTGAGTATGTTACCGCTTTAACAAAACACCCTAGATATTCAAAACTTTCTAGTGTTACAGGCTCGTAAGCGCCGTTACCACCGTCAAGTATTTCTACACGCATTCTGAATTTGTAATCAATACCTGATGCCGCACCTGCTTGCTCAAAGAAGTCAAACTGTTTCTGTAACTGTTCGCCGACTTTCTTGCTAACCACTCCACTGGCATCATCACGTATTTTTAGTTTCGGATCGCCCCACTTGTGTTTACCGAGCATTTTAACTCTGCTGTTGTAAACATCTAAAGTCATGTCATCAAATGTAAGTTCAGGACGACTTACAGTCATAACCTGTTTGGTTAATTCTGTAGTTGGTGTGCCTGCTACTCCAAATTGATCTAACGTAACGCGAAAGCGATACGCTAGTTTTGGCATTAACAGTCCCTGAGTAGCTGCTGACTGTGACCCTGCTAATGGTACTGTAAATCTATTTAAACTTGCAATTGGCATATAAATGCTCCTTAATCTATGTTATTTACCTATTATAAACCGGCTTTGATATCACCAGTATTTTTCAGTCTTAGAGGAATATAAATAAACTCAACTGCTTTTACAGGTTCAATAGCGATATCCATATATAATTCGCTGCGATCAATTCTCGAAGGTGTATTGTTAGTTTCGTCGCAAACTACAACAAAATCATACAATGCACGTGATCCCACCAATTCAAGCATTAGACTTTCTGCTGCTGCTTTAATTTCACGACGAGTCTGTGCATCGTTAGGTTCAAATAAGAATGGTCTTGCAAGAATATCTAACTGGCGACGTAGATAGCAAACTAAACGAGCAACATTAATTCTATCTAAACTACTATCATTTTTAGCACGAGTACGTTGACCATATGCTACTAAACCTACACCTGTTAGTGATGCAATAGGATTAATTTTAACTTCGCTCAATACATCTCTTAAACTTTGATATAATGCTGTGGCTTTAAATTCGCCTTCTTCAGTAATATAACCTACTGCTGTAGCATTATCAACTCCGCCACGACGTGTTCCTGCTGGGGCAAACCATTGGAAACTCTTAGCATCACTGTTAATGATGGTACGCAACATCATGTGGCTTGGTGGAACAACAATATAGTTACCTGTATTATCGTTTGTATAACCACTTGGGTAATACATGGCCATAAATTCGTCATATGTAACCGCACCATCATCATTATTATCAAGTGCTTTGTTTGTGTTTAGACCATATGCATTTAATGCTGTGCCGTTTGGCTCTAAACGGAACGGTGTATCACCAACAACAAATGCTGTAATACCACGATCAGTATTAAATCCAACCATGTTTTGAATTGCTTCAGGATAGCCAGGAGTTGCAATTAAGTTAAACACAACGGTATCTGTATCTCTGATTGCAGAGTTTGTATCAATAGTTGATTTAAATGCTGCAACAATCTGTGCTCTCTGAGCATGTCGACCAAATACACCAGAACCGTCTGCCGCTACATTGTGTTGACTTACCCAACGATCTGTTTGGTATGAAGCCATTGATTCACCACTACTGTGTGGGAAACGAGGATTTATTCCACCGTTTGCATACTTGTCAATATATCCAGACATGTACATCTTGACATTAAATCCGCTACGACGGGTGTTAAACAAATGCATACCTGCTGGATAGATAGCAGGATCAGGTGCATCTGGATCTAAGAAGTTACTTGATAATAGTTGTTTAATTGTTCCAGCTGGTGGAATAGTAGCAGTACCGCCAGATGTTCCAGCACGAGCGTCAGCAAATAACCAACCGTCAGGTGTTGATTGGTCTGTAACATCTTGTTTGACCCAACCGTTGGCCACACTGTAAACATATATGTTTTTACCATACATACCCATATCAGAAGTATCAATCCAAATATCTTTATCAACTAGGGCGCCACCGCCACTTTGTAAAGCCGGTTCGGTTGCTGCTACAATAGGACCATTTTCATCTGTAGAGCCGTATTTGGTTCTATAACCAACCCAACCATTTGCTCCATCATGAACCATAATGTCAACTTCATCATGTATAGAACTGTACCATAATTGTCCATCTGCAGGAACATTATATGGTGCATTTATACTTGATTTATATGTTGCAAGTCTCCAGTTAGTTAATAGATATTCATAATCAGTATCTCCACCCGGTGCAGTATATACACCAGCAATAGAGTTGCTAAATCCAGATGATTGAACAGGAGAATCTGCTACATCATTAATTTCAATATCGCCACCTAGTCTATGAGTAAATGTTAATTTAAATGATTCAGGGTCGTAAGTTGCTGAAACATTTGTTAAGCCTGCTGCTGCTAGGGCTGCTGGAATATAAGATGCAATAGTTTTTGTATTATCATTTGGATTCCATGTAACTACTCTTGATGAACTCCAAGCACCACTACCTGCAATAGTTTCCCTAATATTAAATGTATATGTACCTGCTACTGCTTGATCTATAGCAGCAGTACCAGTAATAACAGTAGGACCAGTTTTACTACGTGTCCATATTTTAAAATCTGCCATCGAATCATTACCATTTTCAATATTTGGTTCTACAAATATTGCTCCAGCAGGAATAGACTTGCCTCCAGTTGAGTCATATGCATAAGTTGCAGCCGGCAAAATACTATAAATTGGTGCTGGTATAGTGCTCCAACTTTTTGTTGCACTGCTATAACGTTTTACTTTCCAATTTGCTCCGTCAGTAGGAGTTGTAGTTGTAATCCAAACACTTTTATCTACAGTGAATACAGGATAGTTATAGTGTTCACTTATTTGTAAATTCTTACCACCATCAAATGGGTTTTTAACTTCTATCCATGAAAAACCACTACCCTTGTAGTACAGTTTGATTCCTTTGCTAACTGATAAAACCATGCAATAATCGCCAGGTTGACCAATAGTATTACTAGGGTCGCTGCCAGATAAATTAATAGTACCAATAGCGGCATCATCTAGTACTAAAGGAGTTTTAACTGTAAAAGTTTTTTTAGTATTATCCCATTCTTTAATACCAAACACAGTAGATGCAGTGTCTACCCAAAGTTGTCCATTAGTCGGAGCACCCTTAGGCACGCTTGAACGTGGAAGTAATTGTGTTGTATCAATATTTGCTCTTACAACATATGCACGGCTACTAACTCCTAGTAAACTGTATGCTGCTTGTAAACCATATTCATTTAATTCGTCACCATGCAACGGATTTGAACTAGCATCGGTATAGAAATGTGGAGTACCAAACGTGTCTGTTAGATCACGTTGGCCAGTCATTAACCATACTTTGCCAGCATTAGCCGCTGTGGTTCCTAAAGCGGTTGTGCCGCTTGGATTTGTTTTGTCTTGTGCAGACGCTATAAATATCATAGGTACGGTACCCGGTGCAGACGGGGTATAAAAACTCTCGTCGATAACTGATACGCTTACGCCTGGTGAATTCAATGTTGCCATATATACTATCTCCTAATTGGATTGCTTCATTTATTTAGCAGGTATATGAAAAAATACGGGGTTAAATACAAATGAAAAGGGCGGTGAAAAGGGCGTAAATGAGAAATCTTTGTAAAGAATGTGGTCAAAGACCTGTTGCTATAAACTACTATAAAGAAGGTCGTACATTTTATAGATCAAAATGTGACCATTGTGCTAGTCATCGTAAGGAAGGAATTCCACTATGGGAAAAAGCAGGCTACAAAAAGAAAACCGCATGCGATAAATGTGGTTTTACTTCTAAATATATTGAACAATTTAATGTATTCTACATTGATGGAAATCCAACTAATTGTAGATATACCAATCTTAAAACAGTATGTGCCAACTGTCAACGCATACTACACAAACTTAAACTGACTTGGCGGCAAGGGGATCTTATTCCTGATCGACTATAATAGATTTTTTATTTGTAAAAACAGTGAATCAATTGTAGTATCATTGTAAACCATGTGATCAATGTTGCTGCCTGCCCATGAATATTCACTTGCATGGATATTCATTTTTTCTAATTTTTGTTTACTAAGGGCCCATCTAGAATTTCCATCAGGTCCTCGATTAAAAGCAATAGCGGCGTCAAACCATTTTGGATCGTCTCCTCGTTTAATACGGATAACTTTTCCGCCAGCATTGTGAATTGCTTTAATTTCATTGGGAAATCGAACATCACTAATAACAATATTATCGCCAGTTTTACGCATCTTATTTTCTAAACTGGCAATCCATATATCATCGTGGAATCCATGGCGGCAAACTTCTGTGCCCCAATATTGTAAAACCCAGCGTGGAGTAATAGGTTTACCTAGTCGATTGCTCCACCATTCATCGGGTTGTTCACGCCATTCTCGGGCTTCTGTTGTGCGGCCTTCGAGTAGAGTTCGATCCCATCCAAATACGGCTGAAACAGCATCTTTAAGTGTATTGGCAAAACTATCTCGCCTAAACCCGTGTGTATTAACCAAATAATCAGCGGCAGTATCTTTGCCTGCGCCAATTAACCCTACAAAACCTATGATCATAGCATCCCCAAGTAATACTACAATTTATTACATTTAGACTACAATGTCAATATTTTTATTAGCCGATTACAAATGTCAACGGAGTGCCGCCGTCTTTGTAATTTACTAGGTCAAGTTCAAGATTTTCAATTTCAGCCTTGCCTTCACCTTTTAAGGAGGCACCGTTTAATTGTGTGGTCCCGGATGGTGCAGCAATACTGGCAAACTTTTCACGAGCCTCGCCTAACATAAGTTTAGCGGTTGCTAATGAATAATCTTTAAGCCATTGTCCCGCAAACTGATCTTGCATTAAATTAAAATCTGGGCGATAGTTATATAACCACAGCATGACTTCTTCTTCCGCCCTTGGACGTTGCATTATAGTAAGTTTTTTAGTAGTTTTATTAAATGTAAAGTTAATTTCGCTACCAAACATCTTACCTACTAACTTTTGATAACTAGCAAAAGCATAATATGTTGCCAATCCTCCCATATTACTCGAAGTTAGTAAATATGTATTAGAATATGCTAGATTAAATGGCTCGTATAGTGAGCCGCCCTGCCCGCCACCACTTCTACTACCAATGCTACGACGGAAAATCTGACGTACATTAGTTACTTCTCGAGGAAGTGTATATTCATTTTGGTCTAATTCCAATGTTAAAAATCCAAAACTTTCTTCGGCGGCATTGCTGCTGCGTTGGCGGAATTTAGCCAATGCCCTATCAATAGCAGTATTATAATGTACAGGATCAAGTTCAACATCAACCATGCCCGAACCTAACATTGTTTTGACGTATTCTACTATTTTTTGGCGTTCGTTTTCGTTCTCAGTCATACTAATATTTAGCGATAAATAGAATACTATGCCAAGACTTTCAATGTACCGCCCGGAAAAGGGCAATGATTATAGATTTATAGATCGTATAATTAACGAAGAATTCCAAGTGGGCGGGACAGATGTGTTTATACACAAATATCTAGGTCCAATGAATCCCGAAGAAGGAGCCAGCACACCCACTGTTCCTAATAATTCCAATGCTATTCCTGAACTAGGGATACAGGACTTATTGTTTATGGAAAATAGAGATCGTCATTATTCTCCAGATGTGTATGTTATTCGTGGCATCTATACTATGCAAGATCTTGACTTCAATTTAAGTCAGTTTGGATTGTTTTTAAACAATGATAATATCATGATTAACTTTCATCTTAAAGGTAATGTTGATGCATTGGGGAGAAAGATAATGGCAGGTGATGTTATAGAATTACCCCACTTAAAAGATGAATATGCCCTTGATGATAGTCTTGTAGCATTAAGAAGATTTTATGTGGTATCAGAAGTAACACGCCCTTCTAGTGGTTACAGTCAAACTTGGTATCCTCATTTAATTAGAGCAAAATGTTCTCCACTTGTTGATAGTCAGGAATTTAAAGAAATACTTGATGCCGATAGCGGAGCAGAAGACGGTAGTACATTACGTGACATGCTATCAACTTATAAGAAAAATTTAGAAATTAATAATCAAATTATTCAGCAGGCCCAGGCAGATGTTGAAAAAAGTGGATATAAAACTGAACAATTTTATGTAGTCCCTGTTAGCACTGCTACTAACGGACTTGCAACACCAGAAGACACATCTATAGAAAACATAGATGCTAGTTCTGAATTACTTGATGCTAGTGCAATGTTAGCAACACCTAATAAAAATTATTATATAGGATACTTAACAGGTGACGGTATACCTCCAGATGGAATACCATATGGTTTTGGTATTACATTTCCTAGTACTGCAATTGAAGGCCAATTCTTTTTAAGAACAGATTACTTACCTAATAGATTATTTAGATACGATGGATTACATTGGATTAAGTATGAAGACAATGTAAGGATGACCACTAGCACATTAGGTGAAACACAAACTGATAACCCATTACTAGTAAGAAGAAAACTTAAATCAAGTTTTATTAATAATACAAATACAGCAACCATTGCAGGTGAAGTTGTTGTAGAAAAACAAGCATTAAGCAAAGTACTAAAACCAAGAGCAGACAATTAATATGGACTATTTTTATGACGGTCAGGTACGTAGATACCTTGCACAATTTATTCAGATACTAAGCAACTTTGGATACAAAGATTCTAAAGGTAATATTGTGCAGGTTCCTGTTAGGTATGGAGATATGACCAGACAAGTTGGTCAAATACTTAAGAAGAATAGTGAGAATACTATCCCTAGTGCGCCATTTATTGCCTGCTATGTAAAAGAGTTAAATTTTGACCGAGATCGACTTCAAGATCCAACATTTATTAGTAAAATTAACATAAAAGAACGTGCTTTTGACGAAAATAATAATCAATATTTAAACACCCAAGGCAGCAACTACACCATTGAACGTATAATGCCAAGTCCGTTTAAACTAACATTATCAGCGGATATTTGGTCATCAAATACTGATCAAAAATTACAAATATGGGAACAATTGATTGTCTTTTTCAACCCTAGTTTTGAAATACAAACAACAGATAATTATGTTGACTGGACTAGTCTTAGTGTAGTTACATTAGATAATATTACATGGTCTAGTCGTCAAATACCCCAAGGAGCAACTGAAGATATTGATATAATGAATTTAACTTTTCATACGCCTATATGGATCACGCCTCCTGCTAAAGTTAAGAAATTGGGTGTTATTACTAAAATTATATCTAATATATTTTCTGAAACTGCACAAGGTGCGATTGCAGCCAAATATGATATTGAAGGAGCATCAAGTGTATTTGCAAATATATCTCCTGATACTACTATAACTGTTACCCCGGGTAATTTTAGTTTATTAGTATTAAACAATACTGCAAGATTAATAAATCCCAACGGACAAGGTGATAATATAGATGTAACATCTCCTAAAAATATTGCTTCTTGGTTAAAAATATTAGATTTATATCCTGGAAAATTTAGAGCAGGACTAAGTCAGTTAAGATTTGCACAAGCAGATAATAATGAAGTCGTAGCACATATTAGTCTTGATCCAAGTGATGACTTTGCCATGCGTTTAAACATAGATCCGGATACTATACCTAGTAATACTACAATTACTAGTATATACAATCCTGTTGGTAGAGGTAGTGTAGATGCTGTAATAAATCCAGACACATATAATCCTACTAGTGTTGCTGCGGGTACACGATATTTAATTTTAGAAGATATTAATCCTCTATTTGGTCAGCCAGGGTTTTTTGGTTCTATTGTATGGAAAAATATTGATCAATCAGACTTTCAAGCATTTGCTAATGATATAATAGAATGGAATGGCACCGCATGGAATATTATTTTCAGTTCAGCAACACATTCTGGGGTAATTTACATAACTAATTCATATACTAATACTCAATACAAATGGGAAAATAGTGCATGGAGTAAGAGTTATGAAGGTATATATGATCCTCAATTATGGCGTCTAATACTTTAAATCAAATTATTTGCAGTGGCGGTTTATTTCTAGCAAAAGATACTAAACGCTTTTTATTACTATCAAGAACACAGGCTAAAACAGCAGGTACTTGGGGATTTGTTGGCGGCAAAAAAGAACCCAACGATACTACTCCATTTGATGCCCTAAAACGAGAAATTGCAGAAGAGGTAGGAAAAACGCCCACAATTAGAAAAGTAATTCCGTTAGAATTATTTGTAAGTAATGATCAAAATTTTCAATATAACACATATGTATTACTTGTTGATCGAGAGTTTATTCCTGCATTAAATGACGAACATGCAGGATATGCTTGGTCAAGTTATGATCAATGGCCTAAACCTTTACATAGAGGTGTAAAGAATTCTTTTAGCAATAAAATTATTCAGGCTAAACTTGAATTATTATTAGATCTACTATAATTATATATAAGTTAGAACAAACGAAATTCGTTTTGTTCCAGGCGCTGGATATCTTTGTGCATGCCAATTCTGCTTAAACGTTACTGCTGTATGTTTTACACACGGAATAATATAACTGGTTAAAAAATTATCGGGCCATATTATAGTTTCGCCATCTACACAATCATTCAAATACATAATAAAATTATTATGTGGCCACTCGTGATCTAAGTGAGGAGCCGTATGTAGGTTACTGCTATGCCAAGTTAGATTTAAGTTTGCTCGAAATATATTTGTATATTTTATATTATTTTCAATAGTAAATCTATGAAATATTTCTAAAAACATTCTCCAATATATACTATAGTGATCATTCGGACGTTCAGTATGTTTTTCTGTTTCTAATTCAGCACGTTTTAATAATATATTACTTAAATATGGACCATTATAAAATTTTATATTATCACGTATTTCTATCGGAACTTCATTCTTTAGTGTTTCATCATCTCTTGGTATTTGACAGTCTTGCCAATACCACGGAAACTTTGGTCCAAAAATTAAATCATTAATAACTGTATCTTCAATGTCATGTACATACGCGGGTGCATGTATTACATTTGAATTTACTAAAAATGTCATATTAAATCTGGTCCAAATGCCCATGTACCTAAATGGCGCATTTCTTGACTGAGTACAGTATCAATTTTGATTGTACGTCCTGTATTTGAAATTTTTTGGCATAATATCATATCTTCACCTAAAAAATCATTTGATTGAGGACTCCATTGAAAATCAAACCAAGGTTTGGGTAATTCAGTAAATATTTCTGTTTTCATTAACATACAGCCCATGCCCACACCCTCAACAGGAACTAATCCATCATATATATCAAAATCTAAAGGATTTTCCCAGTCACCAATAGTTTCGTATGCTACACCTTTAGCCGGTAATTGACGGCGAATGTAGTTTGCTGCTACAATATCTTCCTCATGCATTAGTAATCGAACAGCAGTCGTAGCAGGAAATACCATATCACTATCTAACCATAAGGTATATTCTGCTCCTAGATCAACTGCCATAGTAGCAAGCCGTTCTCGTTGTGTAAGCAATATAGTACTAGCATCCATAAAGACATGAGTGTCTATATCATTCATAGTGTTAAACTTAACTAGTTCAACCAACGCCATAGCATGGGCAGAATGCAACGTATCCCTACATGGGATACAGACTGCTAATTTACCTTTTTTACTTGACCATTTACTTGTTGAAAATACTGATTTCTTTTTCATGCGCCTGCAACATCATTACTAAGTGTTTCACCTTTGATTGCCAATCCCTGAATAGCATTGATCAAATCTTGAGTACGTTTAGCACATAGTATAAAGTCATTAGGGCTGAGTTTGCAAGCAGTATTCATAGTTTCAAATGATAATTTTCCGCCAGTTAATACTTCAATTGCACTAACCTTTGCTAATTCTTCAATAAATGCATCTCGAGCATCGTTATCAGTTCTATTAATCAATACTTCAACATCGGTGTCTTCTATATCGTCTAATAGATCTAATAAAAAATCTAATTCTTGTTGAAGAGATGCAGATCTTTTTTTAATTGCTTGTAATTCTTGTATTCTTAATAAAAAATTTATTAGAATTTCTGGATTAGATAATCGATCATTCCATATAATGGTATCCAATTCCCATTTACTGGGTCCTGAGTTGATGCTGGATAATACATCTTTGATTTGTTCTTGTTTCATAGTTTATGCATAGGGTCCTATTTTTCCGCCGAATGTTGCTGCAAATTTAATTTGTGTGCCAGCAGTTTGATTAATAGTATATGTCGAATTACTACCTAATACAGAACTAAGTTTGATATTTTGCCCGCCGCCGGGTGCATCCGGAGCCACACCGGGGGTTTTATTTGTAAACACCCTATTAACTTGTCCAAATGATATTGGACTGCCTGTACCTGGTAACGCTGTTGCCATAATTTTCCTCTATCGGCCTCCTATTTATTGACCAGTTTTGCCAGGCTGGCCTGAATCTGGTCAATTTGCCTTTGCTGTGCCTTTATTGTTTCAATTAACAAAGGAACCATCTTCTCGTATTTAACTGCTTTGAAGCCATCTTCTCTAGTGGCTACAATTTCTGGTAAAATTGCTTCAACTTCTTGTGCTATGACTCCAATATCGTGTTTGCGTACAAAATATCCATCTTCTCCGCCGCGGCGTTCAATATGTTCATCAGTCCAATCAAAATATACTCCACGTATTTGCTCCAACATTTTGATAGGATCTTCAATAGGTGTAATATTTTCTTTTAATCTAGCATCAGAACTATAATATGCTGTAATTTCATTTGTTGCACGTATTTCACCTGTTGTACCACTTGGTGCTGTTCCTACTCCTAAGCTAATTGCTTGCAAACCACTAGCATTTAATATCATAGGATTGGTCATTGTTACCGCACTACCAACGGCTATTGCTTGACTTGCACCAACATACCAGTTATGCGTTCCACCTGCAATAGTGTATGCACCTCTACTTATCGATGATGCATAAGAACTTAAGAATGCTCCGGCAGCAGCGTTTGACGGATATACATAGCATCCCAATACAGGACCACCACTACTATATTCAGTTCCAAATGTAGTAAGAGCTCCTGCACCATACTTTCCTTGTAATAAAACGGTACCTGCTGTACTTACTGCTATGCCTGCTACTATACTTCCGCCCACACCGAATATATTTGACATCCCAGTGTTTGGATTTGAACTTAGATTAACACCGAGGAAACCAGTATTTGGATTAATTGTAAAACTACTCGTAGTATACTCCGCCATTGCAGTAGGGCTACTATTATTAGCACTGACAAATGTTGGATAGTATACAGCATTAGTTGTAGTTGCTACAGTATTAACCTGTGTTGCAGAACTAACAGCAGTTAATGCACCTACACTTATCCAGGTTGGTGGCAAATCACCATTACTTTGTAATATTTGATATTGTGATCCGTAGTTAGAAGTTCCATTAAAACTTATACCACCATTGGCGGTAATATATATACGATTAGGACCTAAATAATTGCTAAAGTATAGTCCTTTAGTTTGATTATTTTGTTTTATACCAATATTGCCGCTGCCGTCATATCCTACAAAACCAGGTTGGGCGTATGTGGGAGTAACTATTGCAATACCTGAATTTTCATGACCTTCAATTCTTATTTGACTTGCTAACCCACCTGTTTCGACAACGGTTAGTTTAGATACAGGACTAGTTGTTCCCAACCCCACAAATCCCGTACTAGCATTAAATCCAAATTGACCACTACTGGTTGTAGCAATGTAAGCTGTTTGTGCTGATCCAGCCGCACCTACTCCTACTACATATTCAAATGCCGAAACATTTGCCTGAACTGTAAGACCTCCTGGAGAAAGAGTAGAAGGGTTAATCCAGGTAGGAGCAGCACCTGTTCCGTTAGTTGATAATATCCATCCACTAGTAGACGCTGCTAAGAATGATGTAGTACCAGTACTAGATTGATAATGTATTGATTGAAGAGTGCCGCCTGCCAATGAAGTAGAATATCCGACATATAATGAAGTAGTAGATACCCAGGTTGCAGTACTAGTTGATGAACTAAAATTATATTGTAAAAGATTTCCATTACTACCTGTAGAAATAAATGCAGTTTTTCCGACACCTGATTGTATAGGTAATTG